GAATGGCTCGAAGAATTTATCATCACCTTCTTTAGCCTTTTCAACAATGGTAGAAATTCTGCCATAGCTCTCATCACCAATCTTTACAGTAGTTCCACGACTGATAGGACATTTATCTAGATTAGCCCCATCTATGATTGCACTCATCCCTTTATGCAGACCTTTTCCTGCTAAGGAGAATACGTAGAATTTCTTATCATCTTTACCCCAACGATTTTTGTAAATCTCTCCTTCCAGCACGTAAGACCCATCTGGAAATTCTTCTTTACGCCTCAACAAGATTCGGATCGTAAGTAAATATTTCTTTACCTCCCCACCAGGAGTTGTATATCCATACCCACCAATTTTCGGATACCAATGATTTGTTATAAATATAGTAGATAAAAATTCTCTGGTTCGTGGTAATAGCTTCCTAGAGAACTGAGCCATAGCAAGTGCCCTTCTACCCATATTAGCAGAACCTATCTCACTTTCCTGCTCCGAGATCGGACTGATAGCCCCCAGACTATCCAAGATACCAATGTTGCATCCATTATCATCTCTCAGCTCACTTACTAATTTATCCAGAGTTTCCTCATCTTTTATCTTTCTGAAAATACTAACCTTTCCCTCAAACCCTGTGTTTTGTAGCACGATTCGGAGATAATCCTTATCAAATCCCTCCAGATCTGCTAGACCAATTCCCTCATTACCCGTGAGCACAGAGAGTATTCCACTTAGAGAATAGACAAAGGTAGATTTACCCACCCCGGTCTGCCCAAAGATTTCATATCCAGTACCATAAGGAACTCCAATGTCCTCATCATTCGCACCTATAAAGGTTCTGTCCAAGCTGTAATAGCCCGTTTCTACTCTCGGAATAGGATCAATGTCAGTAATTATCTCAATCATTTTCTTTCCTCGCTTCTTCTCTTGCTTTTTCTAGACAATATTCACAGGGTGTTACTGATATATCACCTCGAAATATTTCAGCGTAAACATCTCGACCACATTCACATATTACGGTGATTTCAATACTATCCATTTCTATATTTACTGTACTCATTTTTCTATCATCCCTGAACCAGAAGTGATTCGACTAATTGATTTTTGCACAATATCATCAAAACTAGTAATATCTAGATATCCGACATAAACAATTCTATCGTTATACCACGCATTGATCGTGCCATCTTCTTCCAAATAGAGTTGTAAACTTCCTTTCTTTGGTTCCACACCTTTGATCTCTCGTATCTTTTTAGAGATTGATGAATAATCAGGGGCATCTGCTAAGTCTTCCCAATCACTTTGCTCAATATCAAATCCTCTTGACACAGTGTTAGCGATATATTTCAAATCCTTAATATTTTTAGACTTAAATCTACTTTCTAATCCTAAAGGAATATATCCTTCCTCGAATAAATCCCAGACACGACAATATTCTCTTACCGTAGATTTATGTAATCCGATACGCTCAAATGCTATTTCTTCAAATTCTCCGTCTACCTCAAATCTGTCCCAACTATCTCTGATAATCCATAGAGCTTGTGCTAATGATAATCCTGAAAGTTGTGAGGCTAGTCTGAGCTGTTTGATAATACCAAATGCTCTGTTAGCATCTCTTGTCTCAACAGCATTTATTAAATGTTCTTTGATATTTTGCAGGAATTTATCCGCATCTACTTGAAGTGCTTGATCTAATCCACTTACTATTATATCATTCATCTATTATTCTCCTATTGTAATTTCAAATACAAGTTTAAATATTTTGATGCTTAGAATTACTGTCCAATCAGAGTTGCCCGTATCAAATTCTAATATCTTGATATAGAACAGGCATGGAACATCTCCTTTGAACCAACCAAAATTTACATGAACCTCACCAAATTTCATTCTTACATTCATTTGTTTTTCCTTTTTTATCTTCCATGGCATTTGCCCTACTTGAAAGTGATCCTGATGGATCTTCTTTTCACTCATTATTTATTTCTCCCTGGAATAATCACAATTATTTTATATTTTTTCGGGGAAATAAGACTATCTATTTCATTGATTAAATCAATGCTTGCTTGTTCTGGTACAGGATCTGATCTGTCATCATAAGCACAGCCTGGAAAATATTTGGGATTGTCCCATAATTTATTCTTCATTCCGTATCCAGTCTCTAGCACTCTAAATACAATGCCCTCTGAAGTTTCAAACCATTGAATATCAATTCCCTCTGGAGCAATAAGGTCTAGAGAATATTTATCAATACTTGCCGAAGTAATTTTTCGAATATATCGCACTTGTTTAGTAAAGTGTATTCTGTTTTTTGATCTGAATCCATAAAATACAATACTCATATTATCTCCCCATCCACATCTTTCTATATCGTTTCCATCTCATAGGTATTAATCCTTTATCACGAGCTTTTATACAATACCAGATATAGTCGAACCAACAATTAATTAGACTAATCATTTACTCCTCTCAATAGTGATCCTAACCTTGATAACCTTTGATCTTGGAAAAGTCCCCCTCGTTTTAGATAAAACATTCCTAGCCGCTCTTCTGGTGCAGAACAGAGCTATAGGGTGTCCTTCCATATGTGCTGGAATAGGGGTATATTCTTCATCAAACCACCAATAACGACCTATCAATCCATGCCCTTCTTTTGATTGTGTATCTATTGCCCATCCATAATATTCATTCATAACTTTTTAGTCTCCTCGTCTGGATGCCAATTACAATCATCATTGTTACACCACCACATGCTTTCATAGTAGTCAAAGTCCATATCTTCACCACACTTCGGGCATTTCTTTTCTTCTGTTGATATAACAAATATATCATTTTCATACTCTTGTTTTATAACAAGATCTTTGGTGTTAATGTAAACCATACCCTCGTTTGGTGGAGTGGGGAGTTCTACTAGCGGGTGTTCTTTCAACTGTCCACAATTATCACAGTCATACCAGCCCTTCACCCAAAACACTTCGGCTTGACATATAGGACAAAAATACTTCTCCCCCTCTTGTGCGGTGAGAGCTTCATCCATTCGGGCATATATTCTTACCGAGGTCTCGCTAGGAACTCTAAGGTCTATCAATGCTTTCTGCAACTCTTTCAGTATCGCTTGTGTGTTCATAATTTTCTAGCCTCCAGTACAAATTTTTCTAGTGTCATCCTGACCTCACCAACAGTGCCGTAAAATACAGATGATGGATTTGGACATGCCATTACTTTACCTGAGAAATATGGTGTTTCTATGACTAATCCGGCTAGTTGCATCACAGAATGATCTGTAAAGAATTTGACCGTATCAGACCCTAGAAGTAATATCAATTCTTTATCCTTACCCAATTTTAGTAAACTTTCCAGTCCAGTGTTGAAACACTCCTCATTATCATTCTTCTCGTGTAACCACAGATTAGTAAGTAAAGCATTGTGCAGATTAAATCCTAACTTTCCAAGCTCTGTTTTCAATACTCTGCCGGATTTACCTACAAATGGTCTACCAACTTTCATCTCATCTTCCTCAGGCGATTCTCCAACTATCAATATGGAAGAATTAGGATTACCATAGGGCAATACCAGGTCTGTTCTTCCACAACTCTTGCAAGTAAAATCTTCAACTGTTTTCATTATTTACCTCCGCTCCAGTCTTGGCACACAACGACATGTGCAAAGAACCTCACACCTGGACACATCTTCTGAGCCACATCTTCCATAGTTCCTCGAATAAACTCAGCAATTTTATCAGCACAATGTTTAGGCACATCTGCAATGATTTCATCATGGATCTCAGCTACAACTCCGTACTCGCACAAATCAGTAGGCCAGTTCTTATGTATCTCTCCTAGAGATGCCTTTAGTTGATCTCCTGCACTTGATTGAATAGGAGCATTACGAGTATGTCTTTCCCTTTGATAGCTATAAGAATTAAGATGAAATTTCCGACCTACTACGGATTCTACATAACCATGGATCAATTCTTGTTTAGATACCCAATTCTGAATATCAGGGAATAATTTGAAAAATGTGGCTAATCTTTCTTTAGCCTCTTTTACAGAAACGTTATATTTCTGAGCATATCCCTTAACAGATAATCCATATCCAGCGGCTAGAATAATTTCTTTAGCCTCATCTCTGAACGGATCACTTTTAGTAATCTCTTTGTCATACATTTTTTTCACAATTTCGATATAAATATCATTACCAGTATTACATATCTCAATCAAGTTCTTATCCTGAGATAGATATGCCATTATTCTAGGTTCTTGTGCGGAGTAATCAGCTACGACCAAAGAGTTTCCTTCTTTAGGAATAAAGCACTCTCTAAATACTGGAGTACTTCTTACTGGAATGTTTTGACAATTCGGCTTACTAGATGATGTTCTTCCGGTACTTGCCCCAATTACATAATAGTCGGAATGTACACATTCATCTTCTTCAATATATTTTTCTGCCCAATTTAGTCCATAGGTAGAGGATAATTTCTTCTTTTTTCTAAATTGTAATACTCGTTCTGCCATATCAGAGATATCACTGTCAGGATTTTTCTTTATGAGTTCTTCCAGAGCCTCTTCATTAGTAGATTTTATTCCTTTTACTCCTAATTCTACCAATTTCTCTTTGACCTGTTTAGGGCTTGCCGGATTAATCTCAAAGGTTTCTTTGTATTCCTGTGCAAGTCTTTCATTCTCCTCTGCCAATTCTTTCCACTTCTCCACATCTACTCTAAATCCTTTGAAATCTTTGATTGCCCAGAGAGCGGGAAGATCTATTTCTTTCCAAACTTTGAAATCATTCTTATCCGCTATCTTTCTCTGCACTTGACAAACTTTCAATGTGTAGTATGGATCTTTAGCACTATATTCTAATAACTCCGGTGTTAGTTCTGTAGCAGTTTCAAATCCTTCTCTGATCTCTTTTTCTAATAAAATATTTAGATGCCTACGAACCAGATCTGCTAAAGAAAAGTTAGTAAAGTATCCTCCATAGAGAATACGATCTATTAGCATGATATCCCATATCTTAGTTTCTCTGCTAATCTCTGCCCATCTACTGAGATGTGCCAGATCAAATTTAGCATTCATCAATGCCCAGATACAATTATCAACTCTCTGAAGCATAATAGGTACAATGTTTTCATCCGTAGTGATATAAACATCTTCCCCAATCGCTACCTGTAAAGATGCAAATGTTCCATTATCAGGTCTATGCAGTCTAGCCTTGTCCATTCCGAATAGTTCTGTGTCTACTCCTATCCAGGTATTATCCGGCTGTCTCGATGGAAGTTTATCTACATATATATTCATCAAAATATTACTCCTCCTACTGGTATTATTGGTCTCAGAGTTTCCGTATCATAGTTTGGGAATGAGACGCAACCAACAAAACCACTACCCCTCATAATCATATGTTCATACTCTTCTGGAACCCGTAAATCAGGTAATGGTGCACCACATTGAGTACAAATTGTTTTTTCAGCATCTATATGGCACGTGCAATATCTACATTGAATTTTCATCTTTCCATTCCTCTATTTTTCTTTGTATAAGATCAGAAAATAAAATATCGAAATAAAATTTACCTTTCCACCAACCAATAGAAAAGAGGGTTGCTGGATAATTATTAGCGTTCTTGAATTGACATAATACCAGATTAATATAATCCCATCGTTTTTTATATCCTGTATCTGGCATGAATTCTATATCTAATAGATGAAATTTTCCGTACATATTTATCCTCTCCCCTGTGCTAGGTCTTGTTCTTCTCTCCATTCATCTAAGGCATCCTCACTCATCTGTTGTTGTAATAACCACCATTCTGCACATTGATCTACATAGTGACAATTCGTACAATCATCTGGATCACAGTTCCAAGGTCTTAATTCTTCAGATACATTAATTTTATTCATCATCTTCTCCGAAACAAACTGTATTCCATTTACAATTATCACATCCCTCAGCATTATTACAAAGAATTTTATCTTCTGCTGGAATATCCTCATATGTCATATCTTCTAATTCTAAATAATCAAACATTTTTATTCTCCTCTAATTTCCATAATGATCTGCCCAATCATTCATATCTTTGAACTTAGAATAATACTTTTTCCCATTAATTACAATGTGCCATTTGTCCCATTCCGCAAAATCCCCGGATAGCTCAGACCCTCCGGCTCGTTTATCACTGGAAAGAATATTCCAGACTTCTACTGTTCCACCAAAAGGCTCAAGTCCTGCATTGTCCAGAATAGAGAATCCATGTTCGAGAATATCTAAACATTTCTCTTTAGTATATTTTCCCTCCAGATACATCATATATAATCTTCCACTATGAATAAAGTTATGACAGGAAGAGCAGAGAGCAACTATTTCTTCTAACTTTGCTTCACCTTTCTTATAATTAATCTGGTAACTCTCATGCCCTTCTAACCATTGATGATACTTAGCATTATATTTAGATATTCCACATGCCCAACAGCAGTAATTATTCTTAGCATATGCTTCTTTACGCTTCTCATTCCACCATGCCTGACCTAACACTGTGCGTGGATTCATCCCATGTAAAGGCTTAGGAATATTAGGATGGGTCAGATAGATAGGATTAGAAAATTTTGCCTCTTCTATTTTTCCCTTTACCATTCCCTTTCTAGGTGGTGTATATTCACTCATTTATATTTTCCTTTTTCCAGTGTTTTACCAGTTTGAATCCTGCCTTGATAGTATAATCTTCACAGAACTCTTTTTTACACGCCTCACATCTATATAGTGTACAGTATTCATTCCAATCAATCGGTGTCAATTTCCATGTTTCTTTACATTTAGGACATTGGATATGATACATTATTCTGCCTTTACTGTATCCACTATTATTGGAGTAAGTCCAAATGGTTTCATGTCACTGTACTCACCGTCTAACCATGCTACTAGATTATTTTTAGTTATTCCTGCCACCCGCTGTAATGTTTCCTCTTCAGATTCATTATTAGTATCAAATATAATCTGAGTATTAAGACATATAGTAATTTTTACATTTTTAGTTTTCATGAATATTTCCTTAAACTAAACCATTCTCCTTTATCCGTATGTTTCCAACCATGATTACCTATAAATGGTATCTGAATCGCACCAGGACTATCATCTCTATGCTGTCTAAATCCTCCTCTACAGAGCCACGCAATTAGGTATGCTCTGTTCTCAACAATTGGAATCTTATCAGCGTCTTGCTCAGCAAAATAATCAATGCTCGGATTATATACCATCAGAACCATGTAGGCCAATGCCTCGGCTAATCTTGTCCATCTCAAATGATGTGGTCTAGGAATACCACCTCTATAACCTGAGAGTTGTGCTAGGAGAACAATAGGTACTCTCAATTTCTTAGCTCCCATCATCAGTATTCGATACATATCACTTACCGTAGATACACTTGTTTCACCCTCAATAATTAGATCTGCAAAGTCAATAATAACAAGTCCTAAATCTTCCATTCGAGCAGAGTCGGATATAATCTTGGAAGCCGTCATTGGTTCATCACATATCTCAATTCTAGTTTCCTCATCCTCAGTAAGATTAATTACTTCCCGTGACCGTGCGGCGTATTGACTAGCTAACATCTCAATGCTATAAACCGCCACTTTCTCGTCTTTATGCTCTCTCGCATATGTTCCTGCTAAAGCCCCTGCAAATGATGTCTTACCGCTCTTAGGAGCACCCCCTACTACGACTAGACCTACTTCGGGTAATCCACCTAAATGATTATCTATCGGAGCAAATCCACACTTCTTATAAGGAATCTCATCTCCCTCTACCTGATTTAAAGGAGTTCTAAGAGATGCTCCATATTCAGCCTTACCCACAATTTCTACTATTTCTGACAAATCTACAAATTCTCCCTGCTGTAATTTTCTGGAATATTTCTCTAATCTGTGTCCTGCCTGATATAGACTTGCAGATTTCTCTAATATTCCTAACCAATCCGCTTTAGATGTTAATCCGTTCAAACTCTTAGCCGCATCCATAGCTGATTGTACAGGATGTATTCCTATCTGCTCCACCAGATCGCCCACAGTTTTCTCCGACTTTAATCCTTTAATAATTTCATCATATGGTGGTATCAATAGCTCTGATCTAATTGCGTTAAGCGATAACTCTTTGTTGATTGCTAATCCTGCTACTATCTCGCTGGAACTTGACCAATCCATGTACTATCTCCTCTAACACTTCTGGTTTCTTTGTTAATAAATCATTTACATCTTTAGTTCCATAGGGATATTTTATTTTTATGACATTTCCTCTCCAACCTAATTGAGATGCTAATAGATGTGCTTCTTTTTCTTCTCCGCTGTCAGGAATAATATAAATATTCTTTCTAATCGTATCAAACAATCTGGGATCTAATCTTTTACCTAATGTACCTGTTACTGCTGGAACTCCTAATACTTCTAAAGACACCGCATCAATCGTTCCATACACCACAATCAAGTTCCTAGAATTTATTACTCTATCCCAATTTGGACAATACAGCATCATTTCTTGTCCGGCAGGTGTCATATATCTCAATCTACTTTTATTGTCACTATTCCTAGCAACCGCCCCTATAATTTTTCCTTTAGGTGACAACACTGGAAAGATATACCAACCGTCTCTATATCCTATCATTAGTCGAGAAATAATCTTCTCTGTTATTCCCCGCCTGTGCAGATAGGTACCCATTTGTGGGTGTTTCCATAATAGCTTAGACGAGGCAGACCATAATTCATAAAGACTAAATTCTTGTAACCATTTAGTAAATGGATTTTTACTGTAGGCTAGCTTAGGTCTTGGTCTAAAACTCTTATCTAATTTTCTGAGTAATTGTTCTGGCTTTCCTTGCTTACCACAGCTCTTACAGATATAGAAATCTTCGTAAACAAAGAAGGATGGATTTTGGTCATCGTGAAACGGACAAAGAGATACTATATAATTTCCATATCTGGATACTCGATCTAATCTATCCGCTATTCTATCTAGATAACTCATTCTTTATCTCCGCTAAACTCTTTCCATTTTCTAATTTATTCATGATTTTCAGTATCCTATTCCCATTAGTAACACTGTGTCTGGCTAGTCCAAACACGTCTACATCTTCCCATCGTTCCCAGAGAGGCAAATATTTTCTATATTTCTTTTCCAGGTACTCAGCAAACTTTACCGCCTCATCTCGATCACTGAATGGAGAATTTATTAGCTTTCTTCCAGTCCTGACCTTATAGATAAAAGCATCTTGAGTAACTGCTAAATATTCACCTACTCTGATACCCTCTCTTTTCTGTGAACAATTCGTAGTTTTATCGGTGAAAGTTATTATCTGCATTGTTTATCATATCATATTTTTATTTTTGTAAGATTAAAAATTACTCTTAATTAACGATTAATTTAGTAATCTCATAGATCATATAGATACCAAATACAATTACTAAGAACCATCTATAATCTAATTTACTATTCATCTCTTTTCTCCTGTCTCATCTCTTCTTCCCAATATTGATATTCCTGTTCTCGTTCTAATATCTGATGTTCTTCTCTTTCCTGTTGTTGTCTCTCATATCTCTCAGAATCTTCATCATAATATCTCTGTTTTTCCACGATCCGGCTGATACAATTAGCCGGAAGTACACAATAGGGTCTGGGAAAATCTGGCCTACTCATTCTTCTTTCTCCTCTAATCGCTTATCCCAGACCTCATCACTAATAGGCTCTCCATACACATCGTAAAGACTGCGTGTTGTTAGTTCTTTTTCTTCTCTTTCAAGGTTGTCAAGCCTCTCTTGCTTGAGTATATCGTTGCCAAGCGACATCATTCACCCTCCTCTGCTAGTTCCCAAGGATATCCATTCGCCTGATAATCGTGGTCTTATTCACATTCATCAGCTTCTTCTTCTAAAAAATAGGCTGCGCCACAATAGTTGCAATGATACATTTGTTCTTCAAATTCTCCCTCTTTTGTGTAAACCATCATTCACCTTCCTTTGGCGGAGTAGGGAGAGCGTATTCCCATAATTTCGGATTTCTCAAAAAGCGTTCTAGCTTCCGAATGGGCACGATATACGAATTAGTGTATTCTTTTTCTGGTTCACAAGCTCTTTCAACCCATTCAACTAATTGGTCAATCGTTACGGTTACGTCTGACGGTTTTGCCAGCCTATGCCTTCTACCGTCAGTTCCGTAAATAAACCAATCATCCGCTTCATCTTCCCCCTCTTGTGCGGCGAGGAGTTGTTCAAGTTCACTTGTTGTTACGGGAGTCATACGTGACCTTGAAAGTTTGTCGTACTCTTTTAGTATCGCTTGTGTGTTCATTTGTTTTCCTTATTGCGCTTTGTATTACGTCATAGTCATATTGCGTCACTAATCCATGAAAAGTGACGAATAGTTGGGTGGGCTGACTTGGGAATCAGCCTGTACTCTTCAGCATCGCATAATGGACGAAGTAGCACCCAACTAAGGAAACATGAATACTGTGCGTACTAATAAACTGAGAAGAGTATAAATAACACAGTACTCATGATATCCACTAAATTATTCCCACTCCACACCATCATCTTCTTTCTTTTCCTGACTAACTTCAATAGTTTCATCTCCTTCTTCCCAAGGAGGATCTCCACTATCATCATAATCAGCGATCTCATAGATATGCTCTACCCAGCCACCGTTGAGAACAACGTTAAATTCTCGCTCTAATCGAAGGATACGGCTCTCAAGTTCTGGTAGAATATTCTCCGACCATTCAATAGCTCCAAATTCCCAAAGACCCGTAGCGTCACAAAAATCAGATAACATATCACAATGCTTACTATTACCAGGAGCAGATGAAAAACCTGTTTCCTTCTTACCTCTTTCCTCAGTAAAAATGGGCACAAATTTCTCATAGAACAGTTGCATAGGAAGTGTTAGACCTAAGACCTCTAGAGGAGATACGATTTCTAACACAGAGTTGAATTTAATCATGTCACCAAATTTACCCGTATAAACTTTAGGCTTTGGATCTTCTCCCTCTGGTGAGGGGAAATTCTTTACTTTCACTCTGAATTGACCATTAGCCGGATGGAAATTAACAATTGCTGATTTGTCAGGACTAAAACTGATCTGAAATTCTCCCTCATATTTCTGTTTGATCACCTGCATAATATCTTCCTGCACACCTTCTGCACAGTCAGATAATTTTACAGTTTCAGATTTTGTTTCACCATCATCTGTTTTCCAGAGAACCTTAATTCCTTTTTCTTCCTTGATCTTGACAGGGCGGAATTTTCCATTTACTCGTTCTCCAACTTCAAATTCACTCTTATTTCTTGGGGGTAAATATTTACTCATTTCATTTCTCCTTTGTCTTTACTAACTCATTTACAATTTTATCTGTCACAACTTTAAATTCTTCTTGAAACAATGAGTTTACTTTTTTGTTGATTGCTTCTTTAATAGTTCTTTTTACATCATAAGAACTACTCATTTTTTCCTTAAACTCTTGTTTAAACATAGATTCAAAAGAAGGCCATGTCTTTTTCTTTCCATAACCATCATTTGTTTCAATGGGCTCAGAAAAGAAAATCTCTATTTCAGTGGTGATAATCTCATCAATCTTGGTTCTTACAACAGTGGACATTTGCCGTTTTATGTCACTACTAATTTCCTTATGAATCTCTTGCTTTACTAAATAGCCAATATCTAATTCTTCTAATGCGCCTTTGATATAATCATTTACATCAAACATTTCATCTCCTTTATTCGATAAAGTCTTTTATTTCTTTCCAATCATCTAGTAGATAGAAATCATAGATTTCACAATAATGTAAGAAAAGATCCTTAAACGTTCTAAACGTCAAATGGTCTTGTCGATTCAATGATGGTAGATGGATAAGTACCAGCACACTCCTATGATTTTTTGATATACGAACAACAATATTGGGATCACCATATAAGGTATTATTATATTTCGCAACAATCAAATCATTCCATTGAATATCTGCCGGATATATTAAATTGTGATCTTTCTGGGAAATTATTTTTTTCATTTACCAACCCTCCTCAATATCTTCTTCTGAATAATCATCTACTTTTTCTTTTCGTAACACTGTGCTAAGTCTTTGTTCTAGATATGCTAACCCATCAGGGGTGAGATATATTATACCATCATCATCGGGATATCCCACGACATATTCTGATGGAACATCTACTTCCAGATCAATTTCAGGGATATGAAAGAACGAATATGATAACTTTCCTGGAATACGTAACTCAGTCTTTACATGGATTTTAGTCATTTTTCTCCTTATTTCTCTTATCACATTCGGCCTGTGCTTCCTCTTTGGTCATAAATAGTTTTTCTACGGGCCATAACATACCTCCTCCTGAAGATCTGAGCCAACTCATGTATTGTTCTTCTCGATATTTTTCTGCATCAATCCTAACACTTATTTGCCTCACAACTATTGATCCAGAGATAGCCCATGCAAGTTGGTTATATTTTCTAATCTTTCCAGAATGACGATTATAACATTCTGGACAATACCTTTTTGCCCCATCTTTTCCAACTATTTTACCTGTTCCGCCACAAAACGGACAATCCTCATAGTATTCTTCACGTTTTGTTGTTATGCAATAAAGCGTATCTCCAAGATCAAATTTTGTTTTTATATTCATTTATTCTCCAGTATGATAAATAGGGAATCTTCTGGCGCCACACGTTTTAGTTTTTCATTGAATTGCTCTAACTGTTCAGCAATAGCAATTAAGGCATTGAATAATATAACATCTTTAGCCATCAGTCCACTACTTCTTGTACTTTGCCCTGTCAAGTTATCAAGTTGATTCTTTGCTTCTTGTAAATGCATTTTATCCTCCCAGATTTAGCCAAGTAGATCCATCTTCTCTAACTTCTAACTTTTGTCTATTAGTTTTTGGTACATTTGCTCTATCAGGATTATCAAGTTTCCACTGTTTTGAATATTTCATAATCTTATCTTTATGATCCTGATAATACTGCTGATAATAATGTTGTTTACAAAGACCTTTTGCATAATTTGCATTATTACAGATCTTACATCTCATAATTCTAATTCTTTACATGTATAGCAGACAGTATGTTCAGTACAAGTTATTTCTTCCCTGTTGAAATTGTCATAGGTGAATACTCCACAATCTCCACACAATGGCTTACCACATATCTCACAAAATCTATCAGCTACTTTGAAGTGCAGGATAGTACCAAGTTTACGTTGCCACTCTTCTGGTAAGTCTTTCCCATTGACTTGATACTTAGGCTTTGGGCAATCACATCTATGTTTCATTTATAAATACTCCCATCCTCATCAAATTCAAATTCATTTGCTACGAAGAAGTCAGCTATATATTCATCGGTATAGCAACTATCCCAATCCGCTACATAGGCTTTTACCCATAACATAACGCCTTTATTAATAAGTTGTTCCATCGTATGATCCGCCGGATCTTTCAAGTATTCCCGCATAGGATCAAGCAGGTATTCATCCATATGATAACCCGTGAAGGGACAACAAGTTTCAATTATTTCTTGATTATCATGAATCCAATCAAGGGGTTGGTACGAATCTTCAGACCTATATTCTTTGTTATCCTCTGTTAGATAATCAGGAAGATCAGTTATTCTTGCTCCTGAGTGTCCATAGCCGGACAGTTGCACTTCCCAACTTGCTTTACCACCTAAAAGTTTTGCAAATTCTTTCAAACTCTTAATATTATCATTATGTGAGGGATAAAAATTGACCCAATTCTCACGTACATATTCGCAAGTATTTTGCTGAGATTCTTCGGATAATTCGTCAAAGTTATAAATAGTTTTTGTAATAGTTCTCATTGCTCACTCTCCTCTAGGGTATATAACTCATTGCCCATTCACCGAAGCCAAATAACAAATTATTCACTTCCCGGCTTTGATAAATATATTCGCCGTATTTATCATTCAATTTTCTAAGCTCTTTTTGCCCAAAATTTTCATATAAACCTTTAGACTTTGCCTGACCTATGAGTTTAATTTTATATTTCCTGATATCACTTCGCAGGTTTGATACAGCATTTTCAGGTACTCCATTCATGATAAACTCTCCTCTTTGCTGATATTAGTATATAAAAGTTTCTTATTTGCTGGTAGTGATAAATGTCACATTAATTTATTACTTTCGGCTTAACACTGTGTTATTCGCAGGATAAAGCCACAGCTTCACCAGATATATCAATACTATTTGGGGCTGGTGTTAGTTCGATTTGCACAGATTTTCCACATTTTAAGCATTCGCAATACGCATATTTAGACCAGGAATGACGCCCCTCGATCCATTCACCCATTACATGGCCTCTTTGCTTTGTGGCTTGCAACGCTTCAGATTTTAGATCATTAAATTTATCCATTATATCTACCTTTGCTAGTGTATTATTACCCCACTAGCAGGGATATAAAATTAACTATTCCATTCCTGGATCATTTGCTGACCCTGTTTTGTTCTCTTTAATTTACTATGAGCTTTTACAGATAATTCACCACCACTTGATCTATAAGCTATGAGATACTCCTGTAATAGCTTATTAGCCTCTTTGCCTGTTTGCACTTCATCAATAATCTCAGGATCATTACCAGGATATTTATATACGATATATTTAAATTCGTTCATTTTGCCCATCCTCTATATAAAATAGATAATCCGAATAGATCCAGGGAATAATTCATATACGGATAATATTCCCATATATCTACCTTAAATTTAGATCCATATCGCCATAGTTTAAGTCCCCATAGTTGGAATAGTAAATATCTATCATCTTTGAACGTAATACAGATCTGTTTATAGCCCTTACACTGTGATTTTTCTATGTTCATTGCATAAGCTCCACATAATCCGTATTATCTAAAAAATATTGAGCTTCTTTACTACTTATTTTTTGTACAATATCTTTACAATAATAAGCTCCAATAGATCTGCCATAAAGATATTCATATCTTAATCGATGGATTGCTGTCATACCTATTTGTGGCCCCTCTTTATGTCTAGATTTTAATCCTTTAATCATTCCCTCAAAGATGTATTGAACTGTGAAAAGTTTAGCGGCAATATTCTTTGATATTCCACAAGTCGAATCTCTACCAGATCTATGTTGTTTTTCAGATTCCAGAGATAATTTATATATCTTATTCCTGTACGCTGTCCAGGTATAGTTATTCAAGATATGGAGCTTATCATAGTACTCATTAATAAGATTTATTTGTTCTTTTTTATTCATTGTATTAACTCTCCTCTATTCTAATAGTCTGATTTATTAACTTTGCATGGGCATTATAAGTGCCTCAGCTTTATCATATGAATCTGGTGCAATTACTTTAATAGGTTCATTCTCACTAGTGAATTTTAGTATAATCATATCACTGCTACCTGTCGGCATTGTAGATAAATCTGCTAACAGTTTCTTATCAACTGCTATTTGGAAAATAGCCTCCTTATTAGCTAATCTCTCTTCGATTAATTCCCAGTCTGGATAATCTCCGTCAATCTCCTCATATTCCACAGGTTGAGGATTAACAGGAATATTATTTAATGGCTTCAAGGTTTTTTGATTATAACTTTGCAGGATTGCAGGAGTTTCTATTTTATGTAGTCTGTGTCCATCCACTGCTACCAGGTTATTATTATCAATTCTGATTGTATTTAATATTTGACGTGATTTATCTCTAGATCTTGCTAAACTTACCCATTTTACCGCTCTTGAATCTTCTTTATTATCTAACTTAATTATATGTGTTTGCATAATATACTCTCCTCTATTTGCTGGTTTATTTGCACACTTTCCAGAACTTTATATAGCCGTTTACACGTGTTTTTATTGTGATATCGCCGGATCTATGATTAATAACCTTTTCAACTATAATAGGATAGTTAGGATCAATTCCTTGCTTTGCACGGCATTCTGATCCTGGAGTAGGTATAGACCTATTACAGAATGATACTAAATCATAATCAGGATCATTGCATAGTCGTTTATATGTATTATTCATGTGCTGTATCCTGGTTTAATAAGGATTGCTTATATTCTTTGAGATAATAGTATATTAATTCAATATCCCCGTTATAAAGCGTGGTTCTTGCATGGTTATTCTGTGTTGATATTGTGTTATCTCGAATTATCCTAAATAAAATATTTATGTTATCTATTCTTATTTTATCCCGTGACATTGTATTTTATCCTTATAATGCTATGTTTTTATTTATGTCCTAACATATAATAATTTATAGCAGTTAATAGACCCTCTTGAGTACTGAAAATGGCAGATTTTTTACCTTGTTCAGATATAGCATAATAATTACCGTCATCAGTCTGGTATATGTCAAATCCCATATAATTAGTTATTTGTTCATCCATGTTTATATACTCCTTATATAACACTGTGTTTAGTAAATTGATGGATTAATCGCCGTTATTCTGAAATTATCAGGTATTACCCGATTATTCTTATCCAGAATATGTACCAGGAGCATTCTATAGCAAGTAGGGCCATAATACAGATATCCGATTATTCTACCAGCGTTATATCTGATCTGGATCTTATCGGGTTCGGTGCATATATTAGTTATCTTAACCATTTTATTACCTCTTTTTATAATAATTCTTTTATTATTTGATTTGCTTCAATTCCATAAGTATTAATAATATAATCTGATGTGCTTGTACCATCAGGAGTATTTAACCATGTATCAAATTCAACTATATCAAGGCCAAATATATTATCAAAGAATTTATTAAGTGGAATATTAAATATTGATTCAAATTCTAGATAGTATGCTTTATACATTCTTTTCATTTTATCCATTCTTTTTTTCATAGTATTACCTCTTATTTGCAGGTTAAATTATAATAACACTGTGTTTGTAGGAATTATTTATACTGGTAATAAGTTATCTCCTCTGATCCATATCCGGGTATTATCAAGGGTTATTACCATATAACCATTACCCACACCGGCATAGTACCAGGCATAAAATCCTGTCAAGGTGACTATAGAATTATATAAATGATCTGGTAGGTTCTGGAATGAGAGTACTTTACATCGGATATCTTTACGTTTAGGATTATATCGGATCTGATTATGGTTAGGTATGTGCATAATATAGCCTCATTTAATAATATTTATGATATAAATGATAAAATTCAATTTATATAATATTGGATCTTTAAATGTCCCAGGGATATGAATAATGTTTTATTATATGTGGGTAATTTTACGTACCATTTAGAATAAGAATGATAAGATATAGTTATTCGTTTATGATCCAGCAATAGTTTATACATATAAGCTCCTTATTAGTATACTGACCCAATAGAATAATACCGTTATATATCATTATGATCAATCACGGCTTGCTTCAATTGATCCAGGTCATAGTCAATACTTAATCCATATCCAACGTTTAGATAAGCAAGATCGCCGTCAATATACCAGTCATCGAGTTCCACTAATTGTGATATGTCTTCAAATTGTACTTCAATCTCTGATACGTTAAGCCATATGCCGTCACTAGCACTAGCAGGTGAGCCGTTAAACCAGGCCTCATAATCCACACATGATAGAATATCCCCCCGCTTGCTATATTCTATGGGTAACAACAGATCCTGGATATCCTTGCTGCAATAACGCTTCAAGAATTCATTGGTTAATTCTATCTCATATCCGATAGCCTCAACTAACATATTCTTTTCAGATTCTAGCGTGTTCTCAACAGTGATTTTATACATTGTATACGCTCCTCTAAACACAGTGTTTATTGAATTATGTGACGTAAAGCCGTGTTCATATGGCTATCGTTTAAATAATCGTACAATCCGGTAATAAATGAATAATCCTCTTTATTGTTATTACGTGACCAGTCACATGTTATATGGTATATATCCCAGTTATAACGCGTCTCACTAATATCATAATCAGAACGTGGGCCTATGTTGTTACGTCCAATAGCATCTGTTATTAGTACTTCCAATCTAGCATAATCAGTCTTATTTATTTTCATTTTATCCTCATTGTTTATAAATAGTTCGATATACTTCCATTGCTTCAATCCCATCATCCAGGAATATTACATCAGCCCTGATATACTCCTTAGTTTCTTGATGTATTCTTACAATCCGCGCGATACCTTCAAATTTCAATTCAGTGAAGGGATCTTCATATACTCTTACATTAGTTCCAATTAATTTGTTCATTCTATACCTCACTTGATAAGATTGACAATATCCTGGATCATAGTAGTACTACGAACCAGGAACCATAGAATATATAAACTAATCCCGGTAACAACTAATTGTGGCAGTTTATTAATAAGCTTCATATTGACATACTCCTTGGAGTTTAATTGACTCTGATAACGTTAAATAAGATTCACACCCTAGAATAGTTATATCGGATCTGAATTTATACTTATCCAGGATGGCCCTAAACTTGTCAATTCCCGCTATGATGTGATAACTATTCTTATCCTGACAATCCTCCTGTAGTACTAGTCTATAATACATATAAGCTCCTCATAACACAGTGTTTATTCTTACTATTATAGTATCATAGGTTATGTAATATGATGTCATAAATAATTAAGTCGAATGTCATAAAACATATGTTCTATAATATCCCCCTGGTAGGGCCCTGGATAGAATAGTATGTATAATAAGTATGATATTTATAATAAGTATTATATAAGAGGATAGTTAGAATGTGTGAGCTACCGAGGGATATATAAGAGTGTAGAATAGCGGTAAAGCGGAATGACATCTGTAGAGTATGCACGGGCAATAGTTAATTATGCTCCGAATTTTATATCAACCCTGAAACTTTATAACTTCTTTCTCTGAATAGTAACAATTTTTGGATATTGTTTAATTCGAGTTAAGATAACAATTATTTCTTCCATATCACAATCAATTAGTCTTGGAACGATATAATTGTGCATTATTCCAATTCTACCTCCAGGAGTTGTACATCGAACCATTTCTCGTGTCCACACTGACCACTCTGGATACTCCGTATTATATAAATTTTTTGCAAATTCTTTACTATAAGGAGGATCTGCCATAGCCCCAGGAAAATGATTCGTAGGAAATGGAAGTGAATGAACATCAGCCACAACATGAGGATTTACATCTGGTGAGATATCAATTTTAATACCTGTATCGGCCATACCACCAAATAAATGTAAATAATTATTTGTCTCTAATATATCGGGTAATTTCCTCTCAAACCAGAGCGGATAGCATCCAGGATATTTCTTTGCTGGCCTTGGTAAGTATAAAACTGATGTTTTTAATTTTCCCATAATATCCTCTTTTAATTTGAATTATGTTCCGAATTTTAGATCAATTCTGAAAATTATTCCTCATCATACTCTAATTTCATCGGCAAAGGGCGTCTTTTGATCTCATACATTCTTAAGAGACCACGTACACATGCTTGCATATCCGAATGACTTTTGGGATAGTTTAAATCTGATCTCCATTCGTGCAATCCAGCAATCATCATAGTAATCATATCCCTTTCTTGTTGTGCTAATAGTTCTCTCAATGGTGATTTTGGCATCGTTACCTTCCTTTCTACTCAACCTCAAAATTTTATAGTATTTAATCAAAGATTTATATCATATCTGTACTATACCAATAATAAGGTGGTTTAGTCCAAATATTTATCTCTCCTGAAATATCTAATGCTCGTAGAAGTATTTCAGGAATATATTTATTATTACCATGCCGAATCAAAGCCATTAAACTGGCAAGTGCTGTATCTCCACCTGATCCAATAGCGGCTATTCCATTGAGATATTCCTCTACCTGAAAATCTGTATCAATTTCAAATAACTCACCCCGGATTCCAATAAGTAAATTTCCACCTGTTTCTACATTGTTCTCTATTTTAGTATATCCCCCGGATCGTAGTACTTCTCGGATAACCGGAATAACTTTTAGAATGATTTGAGATATAAGATTTGAACCAGAGATATGTGGTAATTCACAAGTTCTCAATATATCTCCCATTCTTGTGCTGGTCGTGTATCCAATTAAATAATTACCATTTTTAAATATTTTTTCTTTTTTGGTTATTCTATATGTCCCATTTGCAGAAACACAGGAATCTCCAGCCATATAAACCTTATTCTTATGTACCATTCCAATTATACAAGTCATTATCTATCCTTATGTTTATATTTTTCAATACTAATTACCAAATACAATCCTGTGCTATTCCTACGAGCCGTACAAATACCTCATCTTTTACTTTCTCTTTCGGATCTAATTTGTCATATGAAATCATATCGGGATGTATCTTGTTTTCAAGATCATACGTATCACCATAAACCCACCCCATTTCAAAATATTTGTCAGTCCAAGAATCATGAGCCTCTTCAAAATCTTGAAACTCCCTCTTACCCGAACACAGATCATTGATAAGTCCCACGAACTGAGATGTAAATTCCTCCTCCCTATCCTCCCAAGAAGCAGGAATGACTGGACACTCAAGCTGAGTAGCATGAAGCCTAGCCCCCTCATAAACAAATTTTGCTCTACGTTCTTCCATTATTATCTCCTTGTCCATATATCATGACTTGTTTTTAATCACAACTTCTCTTATATAATCAAGTATTATTCCTCAACAGATCTGACAGAGAATAGCGGAGTATTATACGATCCTTTTTCTACTACGCACCATTTCTCTATGGTTTGCAGATTTCTACAAATACATTGTAGGGCTGATCTTTCATGAGCATAATGTAATGATCCCAAAGCATCTATGATTTGTTTCCCAGAACTCTTAGGATTCTTAGCAAGATACTCCTTGATTTCCAGCATTGATTGTTTATATCGAGTCCAATATCCCCCACCACGTGTCCCCGCCACTCCATAGTTATCGACCAATCCTGTATTTATCAAATCGAATAATCGTTTCTTAGTACTTATCCAATGAGATTGAGTATTATTCAGATCATACCTAACACTGTGTTTTACAAATATTGATGAGTATTCTCCTAAGTAATGGGTCTGCACATGTCCAGATTTAGAAACAGTCATACTACTAATATTCATCTCCTTACCCAAATAGCCTATCCAGAACTGATGATTATTACTAGCACTATCCGATTCAACCCTGGGAAAAGCTATGGTACGGAAATCCACATCCCATTTATAGGCTTGCCTAATCACATTTAGAGATAGAGTCGTTTTTAATTCTATGATCCATATCAAATCTTTTAATACACAAACAATATCAGCTACTTTACCGCCTCTCGGAGATAACTCTTGATATATCTTCCAGTCAGGTCTATTCTTTTCCAGCCATTCAATTATTGTTTTTCCCAGATCAGTCTCTTTCATCTCATCCTTTTGTATTCATAATATGTTGGTGATTAACCTATAAAATAGGTCATATGACCTAATATATTGTGAGTTATGTTGATAATAACCCCTCTTAATGTTGATAATCTTTTCCACTATTGTTGATAAAATATGCTACTTTACTATATAATCCAAGCTAAAAATTTTTTGAAGTTAATGTTTATAGTGAAGTTCAAAAATATGCCACTTTTCATAATTAGTGGTAAATCTTTACCTATAAATGATCCAAATCGAAATATTCCAATACAGTGTTACCTAGTAATGCTTCTCTTGCCCATTCCCTTGCTTTCCCCCTGGAAAATCTAAAGATATGATCTAACCAATTACTTTTATTATTAAATTCTTTAACCAACCTATTAATGGTTATTTCATATGTCTTTATTTCTTCAGCAAATTCTTCAGGAGTAATATCTAAAGAAGTTATACCTGCCGAACTCATAAATACTATATCTAAAAGTTCTTGATATTTATCCATAACTAGTATTTCAGCAACGGCCTCTCTTATCCTGGCATAATGCTCCTCAAGAACATACTCCGCAGATGTAGTAGGCTTGCTGAATTTATAATTAGAGATCTCTAAATAAACCTTAGAAACTTCTTCCATCACTACCCAGAAATCATACAATTCTTTTTTGATCTGACTTAAATTAAGTCCTTCTGGATCTTCAATAATATCTTTCCAGAACTCGTCATATACCGAATCTACTGCGGATTGTTTAGTAAGACTCATCACATCTCCTACAAATCATAATCTCTTTAGCAATTTCCCATCCAGATCCACCACCATCAATAATCTCATCATCAATCTCTATTCGAGGATAGAATTTGTTCCTTGTCTCTATAACTTTCATAATAGGTTTGGATCGTGGTGGTTGTGCTTGCCCACATTTTTCACATCTAAAACTCATGGATATTTTACTCCTCATAAATATTTATGTATAATTCTAGATAATCTACCAAATCCCCACTTATTTAGTTGTAAATAAATAGAGAGCCAAATAGGATTATAATAATCTTGTCTAATTTGTTTTGGCATTCTTCTATAAAGACGTTGCGTTCTAAATATTTTTTTCATTTATAATTCTCTCCCTCATTAATACAATATATCGTGACTTTATTTGACCAATATAATTTTCTACCACAATATTCACACTCATAAGGATCATCTTTATAAATACTAATAGAAAATTCCCATAAAGGAAACTTATGCCCACAGACACATTTTGTTATTGGTAAAAGCTCACCATCAATTCCACCAAATTCTATATCTTTTGTAACATCTATCATTAGAACCAATTTCCTTGACTATCTTGCATCACTTCCTTACCACATTTGGAGCATATAGCGTGAAGAGAACAACCATCAGAACTAATTTTTCCACTATTACCATCGTGCCATCCAAATGTTTTACAAGAAATATACGTACCAAATATTTTATCGTAAAGACATAGGCCAAATGGTGTAATAAATAATCCGACAAGTAATACAAAAATAATTTTCATTCGTCCTCCTGATCTATTGGATCACCATTTTCATCTAAGTACTGAATAAGAGATAAGTCTTTTCCACCGGCTCTCCAATAATCATCTCCACCATCAATAAAAGTTTCATTTTCACATCCACATGTTACCCAATCATGGACATGTTTACTTTCTAGCACAGTGTTACAACCTAAACATCTAGCTTTACTCATTTATTTTTTCAATAATTCTTTTATGCCACTGAATATAAAACTGATTACACATTTGGTTTAATAATCTAGTAAGATCATGGTTTGTAAGATTATTTTGAATAAATATATCTCCATAATTACTAATAGAAAGTAAAATTTCATCTTTCTTATATGGCCGTAAAGTTAAGGCTGGATTTTCTTTTTCCATGTATTTTTCTATATCTATTGTTTTACTCATTTACACTCCTCTGTACTAATTATCCATTTTGTGCCATGACCCATATCAAATTTATATAAGCTATTTACACCATGGTATTTTGCCCATGCTAAAGCGTTCTTCTCAGCATTTTCTTGATTCATAGTAGTTTCGTAAATATATCTGTCAAATTTGATTTTAGTCAATTTCCTGATCTGAATTATTTTCATAAAGATACTCATATATCACGTTATAAGTGTTTGCTCCAATTTGACCCTCTCGTACCAATTCCAGTATAAATTCATGTTTCTCATCTTTAGTCATTTTTCTCCTAACATTATTTAGATTATTATAATTTGCATATGGCTTATTTATTATAAAGAACCAAACCTAAACCAAATTATTTCCGTCTTATTACTCGGATGACTATCTATATGAATAAATTTGAAATCTTCCCAAGAATTATAAATACCCAGACTAGAAACACCGTGTTTATCAATATCTGTTCTCCAACATACAATTACCTGTCCAGTATGAAAAACAATACCATCTAGGACTCTGCCAGTTCCACTAACTCCAGATTCATCCTGATTTCTCACCACTGTAAATAGTCTGGGTTCTTTACTCATAACCATTCTGGATGTTCCATCATCCAGCTCACCACCTTCTCAATCGTTCTTTTCAAATTAAATGGTGCTGTCCATCCAAGATGTGCAATCTTTGTTCCATCAAGACCATAATGAAGATCATGACCTGGTCTAAAACTATGGAAATCTTCATATTGAAGGTTGAGATCCTTCTCTTTACCCATCACTTTTGCAATTAATATGGCTAATTTATCTACTGGCATCCATTCTCCAGTCACGTTATACGCCTCACCAATCTTTCCATTCTCCAGTAAGAAAACAATAGCACTTGCATGGTTTTGAGCATGGAGCCAACACCGACTCGAAACATCCACAACTACATCATCTTCTATCTTACAATGAACAATAACTGGCTCATTAGCAAGAATTTTCTTTACAACCATGGGGAAGAATTTCTCACTGTCCTGCCTCTCACCAATATTATTCATCGTTCTGCTAATTATTACTGGTAAATCATAAGTATTATGATAGGCAGTACAAAAATCCTCTCCCGCCGCCTTACTCGCAGAGTACGGATTACTTGGCTTATGCGCTTCTCCCTCTTTATGTAAATCACCATCATATGCTGGCCCATATACCTCGTCAGTCGAAACATAAATTATTTTTTCTAGATCATGCCCATTTGATAATGTTTTTGCAAGCTCTAAAATATTTACTGTTCCTAATACATTAGATTCTATAAATGGATAAGGATCTGTAATTGATCTATCTACATGAGACTCCGCACCCATATGAATTATATAATTTATTTTTCCAAATAATCTGAGTAGTCCAAATACTTTTCCAACATCAAATTTTGCTCGGAAATCATGATAATAAAATTTTACTCTACCGCTAGAATAAGCATCTGGAAATATATCAACATCCATTAATCTATTTAGATTTCCAGCATAAGAAAGTCTGTCCAGAATAATAATATTCCAGTCGGTATTTTCCAAGATATATTCAGTCGTGTGATGCCCAATAAATCCAGCACCACCAGTTAATAAAACAGTTTTATTCATTTTCCTCCTCTGAATACGATTCGATATGACATACGTAAAATTGATCGTTTTGAACGTCTCCAGATCTTTTTAGCGTTTGATCTTTTTGTTCCAGAATCTACAGCACTAGTTATAAATTTTTTCCTGATATAAACGAAAAATGTCAGATAGCTGATAAGTATCGCACTGACAAAAATTGTTCCAAACGTTATTAAAAGTATTTTAAACATTTTAATATTTCCTTTTAATTAATATATTAATTAAGTATTTATTTAATTATTATTTAACTCTTATTAACCCTTTACAGTTTTAATAACTTAGATTATAATCATAAATGTAAGAACTGTCAAGGGTTAAAGTAAGATTAGTTTTGGAGGATAAAGATGCCATTAACAAGACATAGAGAATTACAAATGGATGAAAGTGAATGTTTTCATCTCTGGCTGGAATTAGGAGCTTTGAGTAAGGTCAGTAAGAGATTATTCAATGAGGGTAAATATAATCAAGACACTGGAAGGCCATTTACTCCTGGTGGGATTAGAAACTCTGCGTTACGATACATAATTTATAATCCAGATGATGCTTTTGCAAAGATGAAAGAAGTTGATCCAGTATCTCCTTATTTGAAAGATGAAGAGACTTGGTATAGATATTTGATTCGTCATGCCATAGAAGTATTTCATAATCGAGCCAATGATGCTGATATTTTTGCTTGGGCTGAACAATATAAGATTCCACAGAGATATATAGATGAAGCATTGGACATCTGAAGAATTATCCCTTCTGGATCAGTTTAATCATAGATGTGTCAAATGTCAAAGATTGTGTGATACGATACATGAATGTGTTCCTAGAAGCCATGGCAAAGACTCAATGTTAATTGCAAATAGAGTTCCGATTTGTGCGAGTTGTCATGATTGGGCACATAGAGTGGGAACAAAAGTATCAGCTCCTATTCTATTAAATTTCAGAGCAATGAGGTTATCTCGATATGACAATGACTAGAAATGTATCACCTGCTCCGTATAGTCAGAACTATAAAAATTTAGCTTTTTATATCTGGTATCAAAATGGGCGACCATCAATGCCAGATCTTGCCCGTAAATTAGATGTGAGAGAGGATGGAACGAAGCCGGCACATCTTACTGTTGGTAAATGGAAACGAGATAATAATTGGGAGCAGAAAGCTGATGAGTTAGATCAAGAAGCGGCGATTCAGATTCAAAAGAGATTGATAGATGATAGAGTAAAGATGTTTGAAGAGCATGCCGAACTTGGTGAGGCTCTGAGAGTTGAGGCTCTTTATTGGTTAGGAGAACACGGTGTTACTACTGCTAATGAAGCTATGCGACTTCTAACAATTGCTGTAGATATAGAAAGAGAAAGCATTGGATTATCTGACATTATTGCTAAGATTAAGGATATGGATGATAGTGGTTTGAAAGATAGAATTGCTTATTTGATGAAAAAGGGTAGATTGACCGATCTGGATACAAAAACAGTAGAAAAAGGTGAGGATGTCGAATCAACTGAGTTTATTGAATAAAGAAGAGGAAGAATTAAAAGTTCTTTTAGCTGAAGCGGATCGTAGAGGAATAGAATTAGATAAAGTTGATTCTAACTGGACACGGGAATTTATCCTTGGATCAAATGGTTATTTTGTAAAGAAAAATGGAAATTTATATATTCCAACAGTCCCACAAAAAGCGTTCATAGAATCTAGGGCACGTTTTAGTCTTTTTTATGGGAGTCGTGGGAGTGGTAAAAGCGGAAGTGGAAGTCAGAAAGCTCTTTTCAAAATCATGCAGGGAGAGTCCGGTGCGATTTATAATCCTGATTTTGAAAATCTAAAAACAGCTACATGGCCTGAATTTCGTGAGTGGGTTGATTGGAACATGGTTGTTCCTAATCAGAGATATCGAGGAGAAAAAGATTGGGAACCAGTCAGACCGTTTACTCTAAACTTCAATAATGGTGCAGAAGTAAGAATCAAAGGTGTCAAAGATCCTGATGCGGCTCGTGGCCCTAATATTAACTGGCTCTGGTATGATGAGGGGAGTCGAGATAAGACTGGAGAATCTTTTCAGATCGCCGTTGCTTCAGTTCGTGTTGGAAAAGACCCTCAAGTATGGGTAACGGCCACACCCGCTGGTATGGATCATTGGATGTATGATTTCTTTATTGAACAAAATATTCCAGAAGAAGCACTTGAGGCGTATGAAGAGGCTGGACTAGATAATTCTCTTATTGAATCTTTTTACGGAACTATCAAAGATAATAAAGATAATCTTGATCCAGGATTTTATGCTTCTATGCTTACGGCTTATTCTGATGGGTGGCTGAAAGAGCAGGAAATTGGTGGTAAGTTTGTGGAGCAGGGAGGAGTACTCGGAAATCGAGACTGGTTTGCAGGAAAGATTATTCCCTATCCAGAAGATTTACTTATTAAGAAACGTGTCAGATATTGGGATTTAGCCGCATCTGAAAAGAAGAAGTTCAAAGGTAAAAGAAATGATCCTGATGAATCTGTAGGCACTTTAGAATCCTACACAGAAGATGAATCTGGAAGAAAATATTATATAGAGGATCAACATGGAGGACATTGGGAATATGCACAGCTCAGAGAAAATATTATGAGTACAGCTATGCGAGATGGTCCAACTGTTCCTATTATTTTAGAAGAAGAACCCGGTTCTGGCGGTAAGAATCAAATAGCGGCAATAAAAGAATGGATGGATAAGGTATGTGAAAAGAAAGGTATTCCGAGATTCCAAATTGAGGGCTGGCGACCACCTAATGATCGTGTGATTCTTGCAAATATTTGGTTTGCAGAGGCATCAAAAGGTAAGGTATATCTTGTCAAGGGAGACTGGAATGATGGATTCTTGAATCAAATATCTAGCTTTCCAATTGGGCGACATGATGATAAAATTACATCAGTGAATGGGGCAAGATTAAACGTTGCCCCAATTAGAGAATGGTCAGCCCCAAAATTCTTATCTGTATGATATAATAATTGAGGCAGTATACTATGGCAAAAACTACACCACCTAAACTTAGTAAAAAGCCTGGTCAGCGTTCTACTGATGTGGCTCCATATCTTTATAGATTTACACCGACATGGAACCAGCCAGAGTGGTATTCAGCTACCGCTTGGAGAAATATTGTTAGGGCACAGCCAGTAGCTATAACCTGTAGGGAAACCCTTACAGCTAATATTGTTGATTTGGATTGGAAAATAGATCCAAGAGAAAGCAATGATCGTGATGAACTAAAGTCTGAAATAGATTACTATACCAGACTTCTTCAGTATAATGGAGAAATTAATTGGATATCTTTCATGGAACTGCTTATGCAGGACTATTTAGATCTCCCATTTGGTGCAGGATTTGAATTAGGATATGAAAATGATGATCCAGAACAAAGACTTGCTTGGTATCAGCATTTAGATGGTTCTACATTATTCCCAACCCGTGTTCCAGAATGGCCTGTTGGTCAATATGTTCCACAAGCCATGACAGACTTTAATCAGCCTGTTTATTTTCCTAGGCATGCTATAAATCGTATGTATATGTCTCCGAGACCTGAGATTATTCGAGAGGGTTGGGGAATGGCTCCACCGGAGAAAATCTATTTAGCATTGAGAATGATTTCTACTGGAGATGTTTATTATGCTAATTTGCTTATAGATACTCCAGAAGCAGGTCTGTTAGATCTTGGAGATATGAGTGAGGAAGCGGCTACGAAATGGGTCGAATCATTTAGGTCTGTAGTAACAGGAGTAGATGCGTTCAAAATTCCTGTACTTTACGAGCATAATGAAGCGGCTACATGGATACCATTTGGTCGTCCACCATCGGAGCTATCTTATAACAGTGTGACTACAAGATATATGGCAATGGTGTGTGCTGGATATGGGATGTCTCTTAGTGATATTGGACTTCAGGCAACTTCATCTGGTGGAGAGACTCTTGCTGGATCTATTCGACAAGAGCGTAGGACAAGAAAAACTGGATATGGTAGAGCTAAAAAATCAATAAAATATTTTATTGATAGAATGATTGATCCCAGACTTAAGTTTGATTGGATAGATATGGATGATGAACTTAATGTTGCTTTGGGAAGAGCAAGATTGGCAAATGCAACAGCTATGAATCAGTATATTGCTAGTGGAATGATTACTGATGATGAGGCTAGATTACAGATGATCGCTGATGGAATGATGACTATTCCAATGAAAGAAACTCTGGATGACAATGAGAAACAATCCAATATTGATAAAAATGCTCCTGAACGCCCCGGTATACTTGATAGACCAAGAGCACCTTCTAGTGGTGGGCGGGGAGAGGTAAAACAAAGCCTTATAGAAAGTGCTGATAAGTATTTTAATCTTGATACTTGGAAATCTCTAATTAGCAATTCAATTCCACATGTGCGGGAATATCTAAACACAGTGTTTGACTCTATAGTTGGTGAGGATTTAGATAATTGGGATGATAATTTTGGATCTATGTTATTTGAAAAGAGTCTCCCGGATAATCTAAATATTTCTATTGCTCATTTTAATAAACAAGAGGTTCCAGAAGATCTATTATCTATTCCTAATCTAAATGATGTTATTGAACAATCAATAATTTTTGCTATAAAGGAAAATATTATAAAATCTATAAAGGAGAAAGAGCTTGACATAAATGATATTATGATTGATAATACAATAGAGAATAGCATATTGTCTGATATGGAAATATGCCTGACAGAAATAAAAGATACAATATTAGGTACGTATAAGGAGAATACTAATGAATGATGACGTAAATGCTACACCTGGAGCACTTGAATTGGCTGAAGAGGCTGGAGTTGATCTGGCTAATGTGGAAGGTACTGGTGCTGAAGGTAAAGTTTATAAAACAGATGTCGAAGTATATTTAGCAAAAGATGTTGGGCCGGCACCACAGCCTAAAGAACGTGCGAGCGATCAGGATATTGATTTTCATACTATTGTGCGTGTGATTTCAAAAAGTAATGCTATGAGTCCTAATGCCGCTGCATTTCCAAGTGTACAAGTCGATGCTTATGTCGCATCTTTTTTGAGGGGTGGATATGAGCTGGAAAACACACATTATCTGGGAGAACTCCCCGAAGGTTATATGATGATGTATGTGCTTGTAAAGAAATGATTCTAGAATATTTCTTATTTTTATTGGTGGGAAGATTATTTATTTATTTGATGCGACTCTTCCCACCAATAGTAAGATTGTTAGAAAAACATGAAGATACGAAGAAACTATTGAATTGTGATTTATGTATAGGGGTTTGGACATATACAATTCTTTCTGGTATAATGAATATTCAGATAATAGATAATATGAATATTTTTGGATATTTATTAACTGGTTCCGTATCTTCTTTTATTATGTATCTTGTAGTAGAGGGATGGAATCAGGTATTTAGAGAGTACGTAATAAACTAATATGCCTATTTCAAAGAAAGATGCTCCAGATGTATTGCCCGATGGGGCGAAGAATATTTACGTATCAGCCTTTAATGGTGCTTATAATGGTACGTGTAAAGATCGTGATGATCGTGATGAGTGTGGAGCTAAGATTGCTTGGTCTGCCGTGAAAAATAAGTTCAAAAAAGAGGGGGATAAGTGGGTAAAAAAGTCTGATTCTGTAAGAGAGCTTTCCCTTTATATTAGTAAAGCAAGTTTTGATAAGAAGAGTCAGCAGATGCGATGTTTAGCCGTTGCATCTGATACTGATGATGATCTTTATGGGGATTCTATGTCAGCGGATTTATTTGCTGATTTTATTTCTAGGATTGAAACAAAAGAGTTAGTGCCAGAAAAATTCCGGTCTGATTATTGGGAAAGTGGGATGCCTTACTTATCCATATCTCACTATTCAGATCAGGAAGGTAAAGGAGTACCAGGAAAAATTGAGTCTATTTATGTCGATGGTAATAGACTTAAAATCAAATTTATTTTGGAAGACACTGAAATAGGTCGAGCTATTTTCAAGTCCATAATGGATGATCTTTATGGGGATAACCCTGAATATGAGGAACCTGTACGGATATCAATAGCATTTCTTGATTATGAACATGAACATAAAAATGGTGGATATATATTTGTTAGAAACTCATTTAGTAAGCCGTGTCCAGAGTGCCTAAAAGGTAATGAGCATGTGATATATCTTAAGGGACATTTAATTCACTGTGCGTTTACAAGAGTTCCAGTTAATCCCCGAACAGAGATTGTAGATTTAGAGGAGCGTTCTATGAAAGAGATCAAGACCAAACGAGACGATGCCGCTTCTATTGTGGGAGATGATGTTGCCGAGGAGTTGGAGCAGAATGAAACAATAATTGGCAAATCAGAAGTTTTAGTCGTAAAATCTGAAGAAGTGTCTGAAGATGAGGCTGAGGCTGTCGTTGAAGCAGAAGTAGTAGTTAAAGAAGAAGAAGTTATAGAAGATGAAGAATCTGAAGAGATTGTTGAGGAAGAGGAAGTAGAGGAAAAATCTACTGCTACATCTATTGCTGACATGCTTGGAGAGAGGGAAGCGGCTCAAGAAATGAATCGTATTACCGATCTATTCTATATGTTTAGTGATGTTGTATACAATATTTTCAGAAGTGAAGAAGTTGAGGATAAACAGAGTAAAATATCTAGTGCTACAGAGGAGTTCAAAAATATGCTAAAAGCAAAATCTATGCTGATTGAGGAAGATCAGGGATCTGTTTTGGCAAAAGCATGGAAAGAATTTTCTGATGCCTATGGCGAGCTTCCAGAGGGTGTGTCTAAAGATGAGAAACTGCGTAGTATTCAATCCGCATTTGAATCTTTAGGTGAAGCAGTCGTTGAAAGTTTTGAGGAGGATGTTGTTGCTGAAAATGCAGAGCTTCCAGAAGGTAGTTTAGATGTCAAGTCATTAGCTAAAGCTATGGAAATTGCGCTTCAGCCAATGCTTAATAAACTCTCTTTGCTCGAAACCGCCATATCTAGCAATCAGAAAAGTGCTTCTGTCATTCCTACTAGGCGAAGTATTAGTCCTAGTTTAGTACCACAAGCAGTTGTTACCGATATAGCCCCTAAAGAGACTAAAAAACTATCTCAGATATCTCAATTAGTTAATAAGTCTGTCGGATTACCCGATGGTTATGTAAGACCTGGGGTTGTTATTAAGGAAGAAGAAAAGTAAGTTTAATTGTCTGGTAAAGCCAGTGTTGGCGACAGAATCATACTAAGTAAGGAGTAAAAATGTTACCTAATGATATAACTGGCGAACAAGTATTAGATCCGTCTACGGGAGAGGCTTTTATTGCTCGTGCTACTGATCCTAATATTACGCCACAGCCTTATTCGTCACCTGCTGATTTTGCGGCTCAGTTCCCAACACCCCTTGACACTACCGAGCTTATCGCTATGTGTGAAGAGGTTACTGTATTACAGACTATCCCAGAAATTGAGACTGGTCTGAAACAGGAGACTTGGCGAGAACTAAATGAGCTGGCATTTACCAGTGGATCTAGCTATATTTCTTTTGCAGATGGGGCTTGTCCCGAAGAGTATAGTCATGATGGTGATAATACCACTATCACTTTGAAAAATATTGGTGCTAAGAAAACCCTATCTATTTCTGACATCAAGCACTCTGCGGCTGTTGCCGCCGCTGGTTGGAATGGTATCAACAAACTTGTCGGTGCAATTCCTGGTAGTGCAGGACTTCCTGGGGGAGCAGAACAGGGAACTTTCCTACAGCAAGTCGTAGGAGATGTAAAAGAGAAAGAAGTTAGATTGGCCTCTACCATGGTCTTGAATGGTTGGGATCGTTTATTGGTCGAGGGCAGTTCTAGTGATAATTCTCTGGAGTTTACTGGTATTGAGCAATGGGCAACCGTTCAGGCATGTTCTATGAATACCAATGACAATTCTAGTTCTGGATCTTTCTCATCTACCACATATGACAGATTCTTAGCAGAGAGCTGTGCTAAACCGACTCATATCTTTGGTCATCCTCAAGCTATTCAGGAAATGCTTTCGGGCTATTTCCAGCTTGGATATCAGGGATCTCAGATCGTAAACTTTAGTACTGGAGATAGGGTAGTTCCTGGATTCAACTTTGCCGGATTTGTGAATACTGGAGTTGGGCGGCTGACTGTTGTGGCTGATATCAACTTCAATGTTACTGATATGGGGAATGGGGCTTTCCAGGCTCATCTCTATGGTCTCCGTATGACTCATAATGGAGTACCGCTGGTTTATCGCACCACTCAGATCCCATTCTCAATGCGAGATTTGGTTCCTGGTTGTACTGCGGTAAGTTTCCAGGTCTGGGCTAAGACAGCGTTGATTATAAAACATTGTTGTAGCCACTCAGACTTTACCGGACAGTTTGCCGGTCGTTCACAGAGCACGTGCCCGATAATTGGTTAAGCAGTCAAGATAAGACACTTGACAACTAAATAGTTTAGTGATAAAATGAGTAGTGTAAAAGCTACTCATTTTGTTATTTAAGGAGATGATATGAATTTAGAAGATTATGAATATAAGAAATCTGGTCGAGGATATAAAGTCAAGATTGCTTGCTTGAGTTGTGGGGAAGAGATGTGGCAACCCTGGAACGTTGTAAAAGATGGTAGGGGTAAGTATTGTAATTCTACTTGTTATAACGAGCATAGGCATCATACAGAAGAATTGGATCAATATGAACAAAGAATATCTCCATCTCGCCACATAGAAGTAAAAATTAATTGTGAGTGGTGTGGAGCAGAGACTTGGGTAAAATGGGTCAGACGAAAGAAGGGTCAGGGAAGATTTTGTAATCAAGAATGTTCTCAGGAATATGCTAGAAATGAGGGGAAAAAGACTTGGGGAAAGGAAAATGCTGTCTTTTGTTGGAATAAATCTAGTCAGCATTGGGGAGCTTTCTGGAAGGATGAAAATGGTATTCAACGAAGCACTACAAAAGCTCACTGGTTATGGGAGAGGGATAAAAGAGAAATCCCAGACGGGTATTGGATTACATATATAGATGAGAACCGAGAAAATTGTGTTTTGGAGAATTTGAAAGCAGTTCCAAAAGGGGAAATAATGAGTAAAGCTCTTATGGGACATAAACATTCTGAAGAAGCAAAGAAGAAAATGTCAGAATCTCATATAGGGAAAACCCTTTCTGAAGATCATAAGCATAAAATTAGTGCATCATTAGTAAAACGATGGAAATCTGGAGAGTTTGAATCTATTCATTGTGGAGAAAATAGTCAATATTGGAGAGGTGGCATAGATCAAGAATATCCCCCAGAATTTAATGATAAATTAAAGCAAAAAATAAAAGAAAGAGATGAATATAAATGCAGGATTTGTTCTGATGGTGATGCTGATTAGATGTTCATCATATAGATGGAGAAAAAACTCATAATAATTTAAATAATTTGCTTGTTTTATGTATTCACTGTCATCACAAAGTCCACGGAATAAAAGATAATCCAGACCCAGTTATTTCTATGCTTCGTTCCTTGCTTTATTGGAATTAGAGTAGGTATATATACCTACTCTATAGTGATTTAACCCAATGACTAACTGTCTTGATATAATCATTAAATGTTATATGTTTAGTAACAAATCATGATATAATAGTTTCAATACACCCCTGAAGTCTCTTGTATGCAGAACCTATGGTATTTGCTAAGGTTTTACACACAATGCTGAAATGTTAGGGGTCTTGGGGATGCAAGGTGTCGATTGACTTGATGGTGGCTTTATAAGTCCACTGCCAGAAATGGGCAAGCAATATCCGGGTTCGATTCCCGGCATCTCCACCTGATGTAGTTTTATGCAAACCGTTTCTACGCTGGATGGAAAGTCCATATTATCAAAAAACGGGTCTTTTTTAGTGTATTATAAGTGTTGAATAAAGACATATTTGGTGTATATAACCTAAATAGGTTACACAAGTGTAAAGACTTGTAAGTAATAAATACAAGTATTTAGAGTTGTTCCTTGACATAATTCACTTTTCAGGTTATATTCGTGGTATAATGGTTTAGATAGAAAACTTAGTATAGGAGAATATTAATGAATGAAGTAAAACCTGGAATTTCTACATCAGAATTTTGGCTCGTTATTGTAAACACAGTGTTGATGGTACTAGCCGCATTTAAACTTCTGGATCAGTCGGAAGTGGATCAACTCAAAGCTCTATTAGCTCCTTTCATTGGGGCATTGGTTCCGATTGCCCTGTATGTTTGGGGTCGAGTCAAAGTAAAGACATCTTAACCGATGTCTTTATTCTTAATCATATATAAAGGAATAGCATGAAAAAAGTTTCAGATATGTATTTAGTAGGAACTTTTCTAGCTCTGGAAGTTCCATACACAGAGATCGAAGAGCAGGGCAATGGTAGAAAGCAATTTGTATTTGAGGAAGATGCTTTTAACATTGTTATTTTGGAGAATGGTGAGCCAATTCTAAAAGAAACTATGACTTTAGATGATCTAGAGGCGTATCACGCAAGTGGAAATTTATTGATACCGTCTGACAGATTATGTGCCGCTATCCGAAATGTGAAGAGCATTATCCATGCTAGAAAATAATCAGATACCATTAGTATATTATCAATGTGTACAAAAATTAGTAACGGTGAGAAAGAAGCAATACGTATTCACAATTAGACATAACATATCCTTAGCTTATATAGATCTGGAGTATGTAGATGACATTCTAAATATACGTGGGGGATGTTGTGGAAATAAAAAACCGGGTGTATTTAGAAATGCTTCGGAACAAGAGATACGGATATGGAACGGAGAGGCTGATAGATGAGTAAACACGACTACAATAGTGATTTGACGGGAAATATTATTAAGAAGGTAAAATCAGAAATTGATAAGAGGGTTAGTGGGGGGAATGTTGATGGTGATACTGATCTTTGGGTACTCCTACTAATCTCTGATATTCATAGTCGTGTCCATGGAATAGAAAAAAATCCTGCCCTTATTCTAGGAACATGGTTCAGGGATTATCCAAGTCTATCTTGGATAGTATTTGGTATAACATCTTTGATATCAATTGGAAGTATTTTAGCTATAATAGTTACGTTTATGAATAAGGTAGGATTAGCAGTAATCGTTCAACCATAGAAATGGAGATTAGATGAATATAGACGAGTTCGACTCTCATGTCTTAGACCAAACAGGAAATGCACAAGATATTATGCAGGACTTGTATGGTAGCAGTATTGGATTAAATAATGCAGAGAAACAATTAGCAGGGATTCGTAAGCACCTAAAATATAAGCAATCTAATAGTAATGATGATACTCTTCCAGCCCATAGAAAATATAAGGTTGAGGCAGATGGTGTTCAGGTCAGAGAGAAATTAGTTCTCTTATCTGAAGATGATATGCAAGATCCGTCTACTGTTTTGCAGAAGATGGGACTTGATCCTGTTCAATGGGAACTGCTCACAGCAGAGTTCGATGCTAAGTCGTGGGATGTCACGATGAAGCTGTATAAATCTGCATATGCCGGATCAAACCCTGAAACTGGAATAGATAAGCAAATTAGACTTGATGATGAGCCGCATAAAGAAACTAATTGGGGATATTCTTGTAAGATCAGAACAAAGCCTACTAATACACCAATAACCTTAGATGTAATGAGGGGTGTATTTGAAGGGCTTAAAGTTCCGAAGCATAAAGAATATAAGTATAGTCCGAGTGAGTTGATGTGGGAAATGCCACTGATGGATATTCATTTTGGAAAACAGGCATGGGCAGATGAGACTGGTGAAGATCATTATGATGTTAGGATAGCGGATAGGCGTAGTAGAGCAACCGTAGAAGATTTTCTTAGCAAAGCAAAATCGTACGAGCGTATACTTTTTCCAATCGGTCAGGATTTTTTCCATATTGATAATGTGGAAAATACAACAACGGCTGGAACTAGAATGGATGTTGATGGGAGATGGGAGAAAATATTTGATGTTGGAACTAAGTTCTTGTATTGGGCAATAAATGAATTAAGAAGATTAGCTCCAGTAGATGTTTTCTATATTCCTGGTAATCATGATAAAATGCTTTCTTATTGTGCAGTTGAGGCTATGTTTTATGCCTTTAAAGATACGGAAAGTGTTATAGTAGATTTATCACCCTCACCCAGAAAGTATCGTCAGTTTGGTCTGGGAATGGTTGGATTTTCTCATGGTAAAGAGGGCAAAAGAATAGAAAAATTAATGCAGGTCGAACAACCCGAAATGTGGGGGAATACAAGATTTAGAGAGTTTCATCTAGGTGATTTGCATCATGAGCGTGTGTGGGAAGATGGGGGAATTACATTCAGGAGAATACCTACAATAACATCTACAGATGCGTGGCATAACGATAAGGGCTTCAAAGGTGCTATTAGAAAAGCGCAGGCATTTGAATGGGATAAGAAGTTAGGAATCGTAAATATTCATAATAGTGTAGTGACGTAAGATACATGTGAAGGAGGATAGGATGAAGAGAGCAGTAACAGGATATGATGGAAATATAGGTTCTGAATTTGTTCAGCGTGGTTATATTCCTATTAAGTCCAACATTTTAGATAAAGACACAGTGTTTCAGGAAATTCAAAATATCAATCCTGATGTTATTGTTCACTGCGCCGCATTAACAGATGTTGGGTATTGTGAAGAAAATGATCGTAAAGCGTTTGAAACTAATGTTCGTGGAATGTTAAATGTTTTGGATAGTTTTAGTGGGCTATTTGTTTATCCCTCTACCTGTCATGTCTTTTCAGGTACGCATCCGTGGGCATATAATGAGCGTCATACACCATCCCCTGTAAATGCTTATGGACTAACAAAATATATGGCAGAGGGACTTGTTCAATCCGGCATTAGACATGCTAAAGGTCTTATTATTAGAACTTCTAGGGTGTTTACAAAGAAAGATGTGTTAGATATAGTAAAGAAATTGGAAGATGGGGAAAGTATTGAGGTAACTGATCTTATTACTCGTTCCTTTATATATGTGCCTCATTTTGTGAGTAGTGTGGAAGATACTATTCAGAAAAAGATTGGTGGTAAATTACCAGAAGATTTGATTCATATCGCCGGAAATTATGTTGAATCTTATTATGGTTTTTATTGCCAAATCGCTAGAATATTCGGATTTGATTCAGATCTGATTGTTCCACGAAGAACTAAACTAGAAAATGAGTTCCCTCGACCCTTCAAAGGTGGATTAAATGTAAATATGGCGGAGGTATATGGCATAAAGCTATATGCTAGTCATCAAGGATTACAGGAGATACGAGATGAATATGAAATTCTCAATAATCATCACAACTCTGAATAAGTACCAATTTATTCAGCAAAGACTTTTTGAGATTTATAAATATGTTCCGGCAGAATATATTGAAGAAGTCATTATTACTAATGATGATAGAACCTCTAAAGAATTAATTGATGTTGTGGATAAACATATTCAAATTAATGATGAATATCCCATCATTCTTTTAGATCATCCACATTCCACATCATTCTCTGCTAATGTGAATCGGGGTGTAGATTATTCTATGGGAGAACGAATTATAATTACTCAGGATGATGTTAGAGTTTGTGGGAATTTCATGTTAAGTCTTGAGGAAACCGTAAGGAATAGTTGGAATAGTATTATTGGAAGAGTTCTGGATTATGATACGGGTTGGAATAATATCCATGGTTGGATTATTCCTTATATAGAGGGATGGTTCATTGTTTGTCCACGGGGGATGTGGGATAATATTGGTGGGATGGACGAGGAAATAAAGCCGTATGATGCGGAAGATATTGAGTGGGCTATTCGTGTAAAACAGAACGGCTATGGTTTTGTGAATTACAGCAGTATTTATCTCCAACATATACGAGGTCAAACAATTCAGATGGATGAGCATAGACGTAAGATTACTGAAAAGAATATTGAATATATCAGGAATAAGTGGTCAAGAGAAGAATTAGGTAGGATTTATGGATAAGAAAGTTGTAATGTTAAGTCAGATTAATTATCCTGTTAGTATTGGGAGATATTTTGAGAGGGCATTGGAACGTAGAGAGGATGTTGAGCTTTACACTATTGGGCCATATACCGGAACATGGATACCCTGGAATGGGGGAATGAATCTACCAGAGAAATATGCTAAAGCCCCCACAATTCCATTGGATAGACAAGTTCCTAGTGGTATACAAGCTCCAAAAGGATTAATAGAGGAAAAGATTGGAAAACCTATTGATATTTGGATCAGTGTAGATGCTGGATTTTATTTCAATGATATACCAGCAGAGGTAACCTGTTTGGTACAGACAGATCCTCACGTTCTGGATTATAATCATCAACGTACTACTCATGATTATTCTTTTTGTATGCAGAAATGTTATGCTAATCCGATAGATATTTATTTGCCTTATGCCGTAGATCAGACTGTGCATTATCCTATTGAAGATATGAAGAAAGAATATGACGTTGTGATGATCGGGTTGCAGTATCAGAACAGGACAGAATTAGCAAATATTCTTAAATCAGAGGGTATAAGGGTTTACTACTCTATTGGAGAATCTTTTGATGAATATCGAGAAATTTATAATAAGAGTAGAGTAGGAGTTTCTTGGTCTAGTAAGGATGATTTGATTGCCAGAGTATTTGAGCTTATGGGAATGAAAATTCCTCTGGTTACAAATAATGTTCCTGATCTTCCTTTACATTTCGATGAGGGTGCTCATTATCTAGGTTTTGATAATATTTATGAGGCTGTGGAGCGTATTCAACGAATATTATATAATCCAGAAAAGTATGTGCAGATGCGAGATCAGGCGTATGATTTGGTAATTGCTGAACATACTTACGATCATAGAATACAGCAGATATTTGATACAATAGGAGCATAGAATGAATGCTGAAAATGAAAATATTGATCCGATGAGCATTGAAGCGGTTCAACAGGGAGTTCTTACTACAATAAGTTATATCTTTGAGCGATATAAGATGTTGAATTGTTTATTAGGATATATCATTGAAAATGATTACGATGGTAGATTTATCATGTCACTGGATGAATGGGATAAGAATATTATGGAGCATAACTTCACAACTGGTTGGATAGTAAATAATGAAGATGAAAATATTCATATCGTTGGTAAGGAGAATGGATGACTGATATAAAAGATATTTCGTTTTCAATAATCAAACAGCATGGAGATCCTAATAAAGCTGTGACTGTGGATGGATTTACAATCACTAGACAGGAAAAGTTATTTATTCCTGAATATCAAAAATTTGTTATGTGTGCTCCATATAGCTCTCATTTTATTTATCTAGACCCATCTGGAAAGCCTGGAAGATGGTTTGCTATGTGTACGTGTGGTGCGCCGAGTGTCATTACTGGATATAGTGGATATAAACAAGATGCTTCTAGTAATGAGGGGGCTATGCTTGTTTGTTTATATCATGCTCAACATGGACATCATCAGAATGAGGGAAGTAAATGGGAATGAAAAAAGTTTATGTAGCAGGTGCTTATAGTGCGGATAATGTTCTCGATGTTCTTAAGAATATTGGTCGTGGACAATATTATTCAGCAGAAATATTTATGATGGGACATGCCCCGTTCTCACCATGGTTAGATAAAGAATATGTTATAAGGAATTGGGACAAAGAGTTTACTGTTGAAATGTTTTATAACTATTCAATGACATGGTTAGAATGTTCCGATATTATGTTTGTTGTTCCTGGATGGGAAAAATCTAGGGGAACAAAAGCAGAAATAGCAATAGCGAAAAAATTAGGAATACCCATAATATATGAAGATTTAGAGGAACTAAATGAATACTAGAATTTTCGTTATGGCTCAAGGAAAAGGAACACGGTGGTTGAGAAATGATAGAACTACTATTGAAAATCCTTGTGAGTATAAACAAATAATTCCTATTACAGAAGATGAAAATCTTATTTGTAGAACTATTCGACAATTAGGAAAAGATGCGAATATTAAAGTGATTTGTAACGAAGAGTTTTCTAATTATCTTCCCGTTGATATAGAGATAGAATCATTTAAAGAGCCTATTCAGCCTATTTTACATGGTATTTGGAGCACAAAGAAGGAATGGATTAATTATGATAGTGTTCTAATTATTCTTGGAGATGTAGCATTTAGTAATTCTGGGATGCAAAAGATTCTAAATGCTAACAAAAATTTGCGTGATAACAAAGATAATGTTACGATATTTGGAAGATTAGGTAATAATAAGGTTAGTGGGAAAGAAGCAAGAGAAATATTTGCTGTTTCTATTCTACCGCCGAAATATGTAGAAGTTAAAAATAATATGGCAGTACTCTGGGAAATTGGACATCAAAAGTTATGGGATTATTATAAAATATTTGATCCCAAATTTATAGAAATAGATGATTATACTGATGACGTGGATAGTCTTGAGGCCTATGTAAAGTTCTGGCCTAAGATGCTAGAAAAGATATTGGAGGATGATAAATAGTATGAGAATTTCAGTGATAGATAAGATTCTAAATAGATGTATAGAGAATATTGATGGGTGTTTATTGTATCCAACATCTGCATCTTCTATTTGGGTAGATGGAAAAATGTTATCACTTTCTACAATAATTTATGAATATTACATTGGTCAGCTTCCTTATAGAAATAGAATAGATAGGACTTGTAATAATGGAAAATGTTTAAATCCTTTACATATGCTCTCATTAACTCCAGAAGATAAATTTTGGAGAAGAGTTGATATTGAAGCAAATGAAATATGTTGGAATTGGTTAGGTGCTGTAGATGGTGGTAATTACGGAATATTTAGATCTTCAATATTTTCTGAGATTAAAACTCATAGAATTTCTTGGTATTTAACTTATGGAAAGATTCCTCAAGATATGTGGGTACTTCATAAATGTGATAATCCTATCTGTTGTAATCCTCAACACTTATTTCTAGGAAATAATCAAGATAATATAAATGACAAAGTATTAAAAAATAGGCAGAGTAGATTATTTGGGGAAAGAAATGGTAGAAGTAAATTGACTATAAGAGATATAAAGGAGATAAGAAAATTGCACATTAATGGTTATAGCTATAGAGATATTACGTCTGTGTTTCCAATATCTTTTACTCAAACTGCTAGAATAATCCGAGGGGAGAGTTGGTCATGGGTAAATTAGTTATTGATTTAATTTGTAATGATGGGAGTCCATTGGGAGTTACGATGAAAACTCTATATGGACAAGATCCACATCAGATTGGCTGTGGGGGAGCCGAGAACGCACTTCTAACGATGTGCGAGGAATGGCATAACACTGGATATGACATAACTCTTTATAATAATCCTAGAATTGGTGATGGCTCTCCGTTTAGACAGAGAACATTAAATGAATTTAATCCTAATGAAGATAGGGATTTTCTCATTACTTTTAGATCACCGAATGTGCGATCTGCCGGAGCTAAAGGAAAACATATTTGGTGGAGCACAGATCAATTCACTGTTGGAGATTTCAAGGCATTTGGTCAAACAGCGGATAAGATTGTTGTGATTTCAGAGTTTCATGCAAAACATTTCAAAGATACTTATGGTCTTGATGACACTATAATTATTGATTTACCAGTTAGATTGAATGATTATAAGATTGATGTGGAAAGAGTCCCTAATAGATTTATTTTTTCATCTATTCCTGATCGTGGATTATTTGAAATGGCTCAAGTATGGGATATGATGAGGGGCAGATTACCAGAGGATGCTTCTCTTATCGTAACTTCTGATTATCGTCTGTGGGGAGTAGGTGCTCCTAATAATGAAAAATATAAAATGATGTTGATTGGCAAACCAGGAGTTGAGTTTATTGGTGCAGTCCCTAGAGAAAGATTAGTGTTAGAGCAGAGAAAGGCTGATATTCACGCCTACCCCTGCACATATAGCGAACTTTTTTGTATTTCTGTTGCGGAAAGTCAAGTAGCTGGAGCATATACAATTACATCTGATGTGGGAGCACTAAAAACAACAACAATGGGAACTATTATAGAGGGGCATCCCACTGGAAATGGCTGGCTGGAAAAGTTTACAAATTCTATACTTGAATATGTACAAAATCGAGAAGACTTGGAATATTATAGAAAATCTATGCAAGAATGTGCTATACAAAGATTTGATCCTAAACGAATTATAAAAATGTGGGATGAGAAGGTGTTCAATGAATAAAAAAATAGTATGGCTAACTGATATGGACATAAATGGTAGTGGCTATCGTAATATTTCTATTCCTTTATGTAGGGGGCTATCTGAAGCAGGTCATGATGTAAAGGTTATTGGTCTAATGTATAAAGGTGAGGAACATTTTGAGCCTTTTAGTATTATTCCGGCAAAGAATTTGCAAGAATCTTTTGGCATGATTCATAATTTCAGAGAGATGTGGGATTTCGATGAATTAATTGTTGCTCTTGATATTCCTATTCAGGAAAGGATATTAGCAACATTTCCTAATAGATCATTCAAATATACTGGAATTTTCCCCATAGAGGCAGATCCACTAACAGATAGTTGGGCAATGCTTTTACAGCAGATGGATAGACAATTTATTATTTCTAAATTTGGTACTGAGGAGGCGTATTACGCAGGAGTTGGATCAGCGGAACATATTGAAATTGGCGTAGATACTGAATCTTGGAGATTTCCAACGGGGGATGAGAGAGACCAAATACGATCTTCTTTTGGTCTATCTAAAGATACATTCTCTGTTCTAACAGTTGCGGATAATCAGGAAAGAAAGCATTTATCTCGTAGTATGGAGATTTTTGCAGATTTTTTATATGATTATCCAGGTGTGAATAGAAGGATTATTAAAGAAAAAAAATTATTACCCAAAATAGATGCTAGATATTCTTTAGTAACACGGGAACATAATCCTGTGGGATGGCAACTCAGGGATTATGCAAGATATTTAGGAATACAGGCTCAATTTATGATATTTGAACGTGGCATAGAATTTAATAAATTTTGGTCATTATACGCTATGAGTGATGCTTTTCTTCTTACTAGCAAATCGGAAGGGCTTGGAATGCCTATTTTAGAGGCTATGGCTGTTGAACTTCCTTGTATTGCAACGAATTGTACAGGAATGAGGGAGAGTTTATCTGAGAACCGTGGATATCTAATAGATGTGGATTATGTCCATGTAGACCCCTTTGGAAATGGTAATAGATATTTTGCAAGTAGAAAACACGGTGTTGAATTATTGAAAAAAGTTCGTAGCGGAGAGTTGCCAGATATTAAGAAAGCTAGGGAATATATAGAAACAAAAAAGTGGCAAAATGCTGTGAATCAATTATGTGGAGCAATAGAAAATGATTGATAGTGTAACAATTCCTTTTGGAATAAAGACCAGTCATACATGGCATGAAGTGGGTGCAATTTTTAGGGTTATTAATAATTATAAAATAGAGTTCTTTGTAGAGCTAGGAACATATCAAGGAGGATTATTATCATTACTCAACGCTCGTAGTAGATATGATAATAAATTTAAATGTATAAGTTTTGAGAATAATGTTGGAATGATACACCCAAAATCTTATTCTGAACTTGCAAATATTATTATAATTGGGGATTGTCAGAGTGCAGAACATGTACAAATGGTTAGAGATAAAATATCTTCCCATCATAAATCTATTATTTATTGTGATAATGGTAATAAGGTGAAAGAAGCAGGACTTTATGCTCCTGTACTAAAATCTGGAGATATTTTACTTATCCATGATTATTTACATGATTGGGCTGTACGGGATATTCCGAATTATGGAGAAATAGATTTTCCTACACCAGAAGTATTTGCAAAGGATTTGGATTTCTTATTTGATGACTTATCATTTGAAATACTTCCAGAAGAATATTTGAGGGGAACTAGAATTATGGGATTTGAAAAGATATGAAAGTAATTGTGATTGTTCGTACTAGAGAGGAAGAAAAAAACATAGAGCGATTTTGTATGAATTATCAATGGGCAGATCAAATTCTTGTGGCTGATGGTGGAAGCAGAGATGATACTGTGAAGACTGCTAAGAATATGCCTAAGACCTTTGTAAAATCTTTTCATGTTAGGAAGCAGATGGAAAATGGTCTTTGGAGAAATCCAGAGGCAGATCACCTTAATTTCCTTGTTTATTGGGCAGAGAGATGTGGGGCTGATTGGATCATATTAGATGATTGTGATTGTTTTCCTAATCATAAGTTAAAGCAAAATGCTAGAACATTGTTAGAAACAACACAATTTGATTTTGTATATGCGGTTCGTTTGTATCTTTGGAAAGGTAATACTCATTTTCCTGATATGGCAAAACCTGGAAAGAAACATGATAAATGGGAAGCATCTCTTTGGGCTTGGAGAGCTAATTTAGGGCTAAGATTTGAAGATACTGATATGGCCTATACATGGGAACCAAAAGTTGATGAATCTTTTTTACGATTAGACCTGATGCCCCCGTACTGCCTACTACATACGTCATGGCAAGACGAGGATATTCTAAGAAAAAAATTAAATTTCTATCATAAATCTGGACAAATCCCAAATATCAAGTATCCTCTGGACTACGCTGGACATATTGAGGATTTACCAGATTGGGCATATGAGTGAGGTAATAAATGAACTTAGTTGAGATTAGGAAAATAGCCGAAGAAATAAGAGATGCTGGACATGGTTATGATTATTTTCTTCAAAAGTTAATATCATTTTATAATTTCAGGACTGTTTTGGAATGTGGTACAGGTGGTGGGGGAAGCAGTATGAGAATGAGTGAGGGAAATGATGATGTATCAATTATTACTATTGATAGAACTTTACATCCAACGACAAGAGAACATTTGATTAAACATTTTCCAAACATTGCAATAGTAGAGGGAGACACTGGAGTAGTTGTGGAGGAAGTAGAAAAACTTTTATCTGGAAGAACAGTAGATTTATTATTTCTTGATTCTACTCATGATGGGGAGACTGCTAAAAGAGAATTTGATCTTTATTCCAAATATTTATCTGATATTGCATTAGTAACAGCTGATGATATTTCACTTTCTCCTCCAATGGAAGATTTTTGGGTTTCTATGATTGGAGAGAAAATAGACTTTTTATATTTGCATCCTCAACATCATGCAGGGTTTGGAGTCTCTATAATTAGAAATGAGTAGACTTTTATTGACTTCATTACATAAATCTGGAACTGCTATGCTGACTCAGGCAATTGGAGATGGTCTAGTATTCAATGGTATGGTAGATTGGAAAGATAAGCATCCACATCCGTATTGTATTGAACAATTCGATAATTTTGATCGTTTTGCTAGAGCACATATGCCTCATGCTTCGGAGTATGTAGAGATTTTTAGGGAAAAAGGAATTAAAACAATTTTCTTATATAGAGATCTTAGAGATACTATTGTTAGTTGGGCTTATTGGATTGATAAAATAAAAGATTATAAAGGGTGGATAAATTTAGAAATAGATCAAGGAAAAGTACGACTAGAAGATTTAAGTATTCCAAATAGAATAAATGCTATTTTAGATGTTGCTGAAAAGAATTATTCTAGATATGTAGGATGGTTAGATACTCCAGATGATATTGTTTTCAAATTATGTTATGAAGATATGAGAGATGACAGAGAGAAAACATTTCTAACATTAATTGAGTGGATGGGGAAAGACTTAGCAGATAAAATGGGCTGTCCTATTCCAGGGGTAATGATAAATAGAATAGACCCCCAAAATTGCAGTACGTTTAGGCATGGGATAATCGGAGACTGGAAAAATCATTTCACGGAGGAAAATATAGAATTATTCTGGACAACTTGTGGGTATTTAATGGAGAAATTTGGCTATGAGAAATTATCATAATTTTGATAAATACTTAAATAATATCTATTCTGATATTTATGAGCAGCCACCGGATGATGGGCATACCTTATTTGCATCAGTGGCAATTAATTGGGCAAATCAAAATTCTAATATCCAAAATGTTTTAGATGTTGGATGTGGTCAAGGATTTTGTCGAAACTTATTTATAGATAAAGGTGTACCGTGGAGGGGCATAACCACTGGAAAAGATTATACGATTTGTCAAAGAATGGGATTTCCCGTAATGGACAATCCGGTCACTTTCCTAGACTTGAAAGATGATGAAGTAGACACTGTGTTTGCTAGACATATCTTGGAACATTCCCCATTTCCCATTCTTACTCTGATGGAATGGAAAAGAGTTTCTACCGGAGACCTAATTCTGGTCTATCCCGCATATGAGTATTGGGGAGTAGGTGGAAGAAATCATTATTATGTGCTGGATAAAGAAAGACTCTGGTATAATCTAACTAGGGCAGGTTGGTGGCCTATACATGAAAGATCTCTTATGACTACTGATCCATTATTTGATAGTCAGTATCCCTCTAGAGAGTCTAATAAAGAGAAATATCCCGGCGCACCTAGACCTGTGGAGTATTGGTACATATGTAAACAAGGTGAGGAAAGGATAGATTAATATGACAGAAATGGTAAATATTGTTATCCCAGCTTGGAATGATTTTGAGTTCTTAACACCGTGTTTAGAATCAATTCCAAAGGCTTGTCAAGACAATTCATTCTTTATTACGATTGTGGATAATGGAAGTGATAAGGCTAAAGCAGATAAATTTTATGGATATTTGAAAGATGAGGATTATATTCATGTCCATAGGAATAAAGAGAATATGGGTTTTCCTATTGCTTGTAATATAGGGGCAAAGAGAAAAGCATCTCCACTTATTTTCTTTCTCAATGCTGATGTTGTTTTATACGAACATGCTATTGATAATCTTATAATGAGCATGGATGATCCAGAAGTCGGAATTGTGGGAATGAAATTATTATTTGCAGAAAACTCTCCACATGGACCAAATGGAAGGATTCAACATGCTGGACTAGCTATGGGTATTCGTGCTAATCCATATCATTTATTTCTAGGTTGGACAGAGGATAATCCTAAAGTAGTTGCTATGGATAATGCTTGGGCTGTTACGGGTGCGGCTCTGATGATAAGGAGAAGTTTATGGAATAAAGTTGGAGGATTTGATGAACAATATAGTCCGGGAACCTACGAAGATCTATCGTTATGCTTGACTATAAGTGAGTTAGGGTATAAAATTAAGATAAATATGGAAGCTGTTGGTACGCATCATGTTGGGCATTGTAAAGCTCAATTCCCACTAAATAGGAATCATCAAATATTTATGTCTAAATGGGGACAAAAGGTGAAATGGAATGAATACAAATATCTCTGAAAATCAAAAAGAAGAAAAAGTAAGAAGTTATATTCATATCGAATTTACTGAGGCTGGATCAGCATTATTTGATTTAGGAATAGAGAACGTATCTCCTAATCAGATCTCAGCGGCAATTGGTTATTTAGATGCTTATTCTAGAGTATTTTATACTGACCAAATAGTTGCAAATTTGAGGGCGGCACAGGAACAGAAACTCTCTGTTCCAAAACCGAATATACAGGTAGCTAAATGAGAGCCATAACATATCCGTACAATTATCCAATTATCCTAAATGATGCTGATTTCATTACTTATGGTGGAGAAACTGGAACGTCTACTCAAGCACAGAGGACAGCCGCTTATATGGCGGCGGAGAAGAGAGTAACTGCTTTTCTAAGAACCTTTTTGCTCCCAACAACCGTAACTGGAACATATTTTATTGATCCAATGCGGAATTTGGTAACGGAGTATGGATATGTTCATAGTGTTAATTCTGTAATTGTTCGGGCTAGAGATTTTAGTAGTTCATGTGGTATCACAGAAACATCTAAATGTGCATATATTCGAGACGATGGATATGGTGTTTTGGATGTTAATTATCTTGGATCTTTCTGTGGATGTGCCGATGCTTATGGTGCTTATCAAGTAGAGATATCATATACAGCAGGACTATCCACTGGAACAATCAATCAACCGGATTATCTTGCATATCTCGTAGCATTAGCAGATATTCATCTAAAAGAGATCAGTGGTGATGGGGGTAATGAGGGAGTTGGAGATATAGGTATTCAATCATTTGGTGAGGATGGATATTCTGAGAAAAGATTCCCACTCAAAAATACTACACTTGGAAACTCTGCAAGAACTCAATGGATTGCAAATGGATTAATGGCACTGAGAAAATCAAGAGGTATCTATTTATGACCGCTGGTCTAAATGTTCGATTCGATGTGTTTCGGATGGAAAGTGTTATAGATGATGAGGTTGGTGGAGCACAGGTCACTGGAACATTGATTTATAATAGAATACCCGGAAGATTAACCGAAGAAAATCCAGAATTATTGGTGCTTCAGCAGGGATTAGAAACTACAAAGATATTTACAGCACGGCTCTTAGATCAAAAACCAATTGGTATGGATATTCGAGAGCGGGATGAATTAGAGATTATAGAGCCATATAATCATTATTACAAAGATGATCGGTTTAGAGTTATTGGTACTCCCAGAGTTAGTATTCATCCAAGTGACAGACGAGCCACATTACGTATGAATGTTACTAGGAGTGTAAGGGCACATGCCAATCAATAATGAGATATTGGCAGGATTAACCAGAGCGGCATTTATTTTTGCTAAAGAGGTACGAAATAATCTTAGAAGAGGTAAATATCCTGATGAGATTACTAAAGGCATCAAGGTAGACTCTGCTAAAGCATCTGGTGATGGTGCAAGTATTGAGATCGTATTCGATGCTCCTATGGCAAGAGCATTTGAGATAGGATCTGGGGAACATGGGCCAGAGAGAGAAAAGTATGAGATTAGACCTAAGAGTGGTAAGGCTCTGGCGTTTGAATGGGATAAGACTCCAGCAGGGCCAGGAGAGAAATTCATAGGCAGTCTCCCAGATGGGAGGTTAATGTTTAGATTTGTGGATCATCCTGGTATTGAGGCTAGACCATATATTGAGCCAGCACTTATAGATAAAAATGAGGAGATGAAAAAAGCTATAGGAGCATCATTTATAGCAATAATTGGTCGAGGACAGAAAAAGCGAGTAGTGTTAAAATGACTCAGATGGTTCATAACAATACAGTACAAAAAGCACTCGTAGCTTATGCGAAATCTAAGGCTACTATTCTTGCTAAATTAGACGATGCCGATGAGATTCGGGAAGATCAGTGGCAAGGAAGAGAATTTTCTTATCCAAATATTAGAGTAAGAATTACTAGAAATGAGCCAAATAATTCGTGTCATCAAGATGTTGAGTTTTCCTTTCAAATATTTTCAGAGGAAAGTTCTTCTAAGCAAGCAGATGATATTTGTGGTACAATAAATGATGAGTTTCATGATAAAAGTTTTAGTCAAAGTGGCGTAAGGTTCACAGGTGTAATATGTCAAAATCTATCACCAGCTATGAGAGTAGATCAGAGGACTTGGAGATCGGAAGCGTTCTTCAAAGCGATAGTAAGTCCAGTAAGCTAAGATCTAAACCTAAATCTAAACCTGCTAGTAAGACTGTATCTAAACCTACAACTGTGTTGGTAAAGCTACTCAAAAATTCTACATATAAAATTGTAGGTGAAAGCGGCAAACAGTATGTATTTCAAGGTTCTGGATCAGTTCTTGCAGTTGAGAAAGAAGATATAAAAACACTTATGGAGAAAAATAACAATAGACCAAATTCTTGTTGTTCAGGAACTCTTGGTAATAAGATATTTGAATTAGTTAGTAAGGAGTAAAAATTATGGCAATGACGACAGGGACTCCAGGTGGTTCAATCACGACCTCTGAGGATATATATTTAGAGGGTGCACCTACATTATATATTCAGGATCATGAGGCCGATCCACTAAATAACCCGGATAGTGACGGATTTTATTGGGGATTAAGCGGAACCAGTGTATATCCTGCAATTGAGATCGGATGTGTTACTGATGTATCTCTGGGTGAAGATATCACTATGAATGATGTGCTTTGCGATAACGTAGGAGTAAAGGATACGTTACAGCAACGAAACTACGTAGAATTTAGTTTCACCGTACAATCCTTCTTCCCCTTCGATGTGCTTACTGAAATCCTTAAGGGTGGAACAGTAACAGAAAATGCTGTAGAACATACACAGAAGTTTGGTTTGGGCAAGATTGATAATGCTCAAAAGTGGATGGTCTATGCTCCGAAGGTCTATGATGAATCTGTGGGAGACTATGTTGTGATCCATCTTCATAAAGCAAAGTTTGTAGATGCTTGGGAGATCAGCATGCCATTTGGTTCTCCGTGGCAAGCAACAGGTATCCTTTTGAGAGGATTCGCAGATACGGATAAACCTTCTGCACAGCAATTTGCTACACTTATCAGAGCAGATGCTTCGGTAATCTAATGGGTAAAAGGGCCACATTATATGAGTGGCTTCAAATAGAAGAGATTAAAGAAAATTTATTCTCAGCAGTAGAAGATAGACGAAATGATGAGTTTTTAGATCATCTATATCTTTATCTTTCTACTGCTGTAGATAAGGAAAAGGATTGGTCTGATATTCCATGGATAAAACTCCGAGATTTATTTGTGGAAACCGAAGAAGCAAATGCTCCGACCAAGCCTTTTCCTATTTTATTTAGTCGTAAGGATAATAAACCTGGGTGGGGATATGTGGGCAGAACGTGGTATTTCTGGCTAAACATATTTGCTTATAATTACGGCTGGAAAATTGAATATATAAAACAATTAGATATTGATGATGCGATTGCTTTATTACAGGAGATACTGCTGGATGAGCAGAGAAATCGAGATTTTATTTGGTCTACTGCTGAAGTAGCATATGAATATAATGCTAACACCAAGAAATCTAAATTCAACGCATTGGATAAGCCTGACTGGATGGGAATAGGATTTTCTATTGATAAAGAAGAGCCAAACGAGAAAAAGATTAAGATTAGAAGAGATTTCTTACCAGTTGGTAGAATAGTTTCTTGGAATAGGAAATGATTAACATAGAAAAAGGACTAGAATTATATCTAAAATTATCTCCATATCTTCCAGAAGATTCTGAGGATATGTCATCCCTTGATTATTTACAAAGTATTTTTTCTAAAATAAAAGATGGAAATCCACGAGATTATGTAGACACACTGAAAATTATGTATGATCTAACTATAAAAGATCTTAAGAAATATTCTACGGAAGAAATCCTTGAGATGTTTATAGAAGGTCTAAAAGAAAATAAATTCTTTAGTCTATGTACCTTTTTAGGGTCTTTTGGATATGGCAAACAAACAATCTGATGAAGAATATGTTGTAAAACTCTCTGTTGAAACAGATGAAGCTCTTTCTGCTATAAAAAAGTGGAGAGAGGAGGTTGATGCGACTAAGAAGGAACTATTAGAATTACGAAATTTATCTAAAGAACCACTTAAAACTGTAGCTAAGGGATTTTTAGATGCAAAAGATTCAGCACAGATGTTTGGAGAAGAACTTAAGCGTGTTAAACAGGCCACATCTGCGGCGGTTCAAGAAATTAATGCAGAAGATAGAGCACTAGAAAAAACCAATCAAACTATGGGGGAATCTACGGCCCAAACTAAAGGGTTTGGTACAGTAATCCAAACCGCATTTGGATTTTCTTTAGGTACAATTGCTGTAAAAGCTATACGGAAATTTATTGCTGTTCTACGAGAGGGAATGGAAGCCGCTGGTGAGTTCTCTATGGATGTGGCTAGATTAGAAGTAAATCTTAGAGCATTTCAAAGAACTGGTGGAGATCTACAATTCTCTGATATGATTAATTTAATGGAAGATTTGAGGGAACAATATAAAATCTTCTCTGAGCAAGAGATGGTATCTGCTACTCAAGAGATACTTCATTGGGGCAGACAACTAGATTTAACTGGTCAGCAAGTAAAAGACCTTCTTGCTGTTTCTACACAGATGTCTGTTATTATGGGACAAGACTTACCTACATCAATTCGACAGGTAACTACAGCGGCGATTACCGGAAGAACACAGAGTTTACGTCCATATGGTGTAGCCTTAGACGGAACAAAAATTAAAACATTGGCATTGGAACAGGGATTAATCGGAGTAGGAGAAGAGCTTACTAATAATGATAAATTAACAATTATTCTTCAAGCAACACAAAAAGTTCTTAATGAAACTGCTGGAGAAACTGTAGAGATATTGAACAATCTTGGTGGATCTCAGAAAATAGTTTCTATTGCATGGCAAAACCTTAAGAAAGATATGGCTGAGGGTTTTGCTCCAGCCGCAAAAATAGTACTTGATTGGGTGGGTAAACTTATTGAGGGATTTAATGCGTTTGTAAATACATATAAAAAAGTCAGTATATTTCTAAACACATCTTTAGTAGTCTCCCTTAAAGGAGCCACAGTAGCGTTTCAAAACTTCTGGAACGCTGTAAAAGGGAGTGATGAAAGAATAGATTTTGATTTCTTTGATGAATTTGATAAGAGATTCAAAGAGCTAGAGAAAAGATTTTTCCCATTAGAAGGCTTAATAAATGAAGATATTGGAGCAGAGGATATTTTTCCAGTTTTAGATCCTAATGCTGTGGAAGATACTGGAGAAGATATAGTTAATAAATATAAAGATTTAGGTATTAAGATTAGAGAAACACTTATTGATGAGCAGGATAAGCTAGAAGAAGCTGAAGAGAATCATTTAGAAAAATTAGATGAATTAAATGCGAGATATTTAGAGAATAAAGAGCAGTCAGAAATAAAGCATGATAATGATATTGCACAGATCAATCGAAAATTTAATGATGAATTAGCAGATAAAAATGATGATTTTAGAGATAGAGAATTGGGTGCAGAAGAAGATTTTCAGGAAAAACTTAGAAAATTACGAGAAGATTTTCTGCTTGATCTTGAAGATGCTCTTAGAGAGCGAGATGCTAAACAAGTATTATCTCTAATCAGACGATTTAATCTTAGAGAGAAACAACTCAAGCGTCAAGAAGATATTAATAAGAAGCAAAGAGCACGAACATTCCAAGATCAGATATCAGATATAAAACGTAGACGAGATATACGGATTAGAGAGGCTGAATTTGAGTTTGCTGAAAGACGGGCATTGGCTCAACGAGACCATAATTTCCAAACAGCACTGGAAAATCAAAGGTTTGAACAAAGAAAAGCGGACATTATGGAAGAAACTCAGATAAGAATAGATGAACTTATTCGTAGATTTGAGGATGAAGCCGCTATTACTGAGGATGGTGCTAAACAAGTACGAGATATTTTACAAGAATATTTTGGTGCTGGTGGTGAAACAGATAAAATTTATAATCATCTAATATCAAAAACTGCTGGCACTCTTAGTGCGGTTTCTACTATGATTTCTATGATGGCACAACAACTTGCATCTATAGGTGGTACTCCAATGGCAGAGCAGGCTGATTTTATAAAAGCAGAGTCAGAAATGGCTTGGAGAGATTGGATGCGAAATAGTGCTAAAGGTAAATCTGGCACAGGATTTGCAGAGGGTGGAACTTTACTTGCTATGAAACCCACAACTGTCCAATTCGGTGAGAAAGAGCCTGAAATAGCCACATTCTCTCCCTTGAGCAGGATAGGTAGGAATGAGGGCAAGACATTTGTAAACGGTAATGGATCTGGTGGTGGTAATAGCAAGGTTCAGATCGAACTATTACTTTCACAGGATTTGATTGCAAGAACTGAGAATAAAGTTCTTTCTGGAGCCGCTGAGATCATTATGAGGAAAAGTAGATAAAATGCCATATAAGATTAATGGAGTACAATTACTAATAGAACCAACGGCAGGGAAATGGTCTCCTAGAGATCAGTTTGGGATAGATGGAAATGGTCATTCTATTTATTCTTCTGTTAGACAATTTGAGATCAATTTTGGTTTCCTCACACCGGAACAGCAGAACCAACTTCAAGGATTTTTCAATTCTGTTATAACTACTGGTACTGCTGTGGTTGAGCTTCCCGAATACGGTGCATCTACCTATGTGTTCAAATCTTATTCTGGTTGTGTGCTTAGAGAACCAGAGCAGGGTCAGTACTTTATTGAGAATATTGCAGAAACCACACTATTAATTACAAATATATCTACATAATATTATGGGAATAACTCCGCAGGAACTTCAGCTTTTAGAGACTAGACCACATCGGACTAAATTGTGGCTATCAATTTATAATCCAAACACTGTGTTAGCTTGTCGTGTTAATGATGCTGGCATTGAGAAGGGTGCTAGAACAATTATATATGATAGTGTTACTGCTGGATCATATCTACTTGTAGAAAATGCCATGGTGATGTATGTAGGAAGTTCTGCTGGTGATGATGATCTGGGCAGAATTAGAGTACGAAGTATTACCGACACAGAGATTACAATTGCGGAGAACTCTCATATTGAATGGGAAGATAATTTATACCTGACCGTTGTAAATTTCTATGAAATAACTGCAATCTATCCTAGAATTATTCAAGATCCAGTAGATGCTACAAAAGTTATTTTCTATAAAGATTATGATATTGAGTATACGGATCAGAATACAATTCTTGGTTCCTTTGTAAATATGGGGCCGCACTACGCCGGATTTGTAGATGTTGCTACTGGAGAAGATGATATTTATTATTCTGCTTCGGGAACACATTATGTGGGAGTAAGCGGAACTACTCTGAGTTATTATTGGTGGTTTCAAGGGGGAGATCCTACAGGCTCACACAGTCATACCCCTGGTTACATTACTTATGATACTCCGGGGCATTACACAACCAGATTAGTTGTTAGTGGTAGTAATGGTGCTGGAGATTCTTCTTATCGTCACATATCTATTTATGATAAACCTGGGGAGGGTAGTAATGTTCCTGTTCTATCTTGGGAATTAAATTCTTTACATGGTGACAGAGAGAGTGGGGGATATACTGGTCAAATAACAATTCGTGAAGATATCCCCGAAGAGACAATAAAAGATGGTAGCCTTGTAGTTATCTTTGCAGAGGATTGGTACGGAGAGACCAAACAAAGTATTGGTGGAAATGCTCAAAATAGATCCAGCATTGTTTTTGCCGGATATATCATTGATGGAACAATAATATATGATTGGCAAGATAAAACTGTAGATTTTTCTATTGGAAGTCCTACGGAGATAATGAAGAATATTGAAGGATTCTCCGTTTCTGTGGAGAGTAAAAATGTTCCTGTGACATGGTTTCAATTATATGATATGAATAATGAAAAAGCTCTATATCATTATTTGAGATGGCACTCCACAGTATTGAAAACAGCAGACTTTGAATTTCCAGATGAGGATTTTAGAATCCAATATTTTGATTCTGATAGAGAATCTTTATATAGTGCGATCAATACCTTAATGGATGGAACTCTTCTGGGGAATATTGTTTCGGATCGTCAAGGTAAGATATGGGCAGAAATAGATACATCAGCTATTAACTCTCCGGCAACGTACAAAGAAACCTCTAAACTTATTCTAAGTAATAGTGCGTGGCGTAGCTCACCCATAATTGAAGAACAACAAACTGCCATAGTTTCATATCTAGAGATGGGAGGTATATCATATCTTGGCCCACCTACCCATGTATCCACTGCACTTATGTCAGAGGCTCCTGGTAGTGCTCCGAACTATCGTGGAAGGGTAGAGAGGCATCAAGGACTTGCCCTGACCTCTCAGGGACAATTAAATACACTAACTGGAAATATACTTGCTTATAACAATGCTAGATATCCTTTTAGTACATATGCTTTATCTGGGAATTTTAGAAATTATGATATTGCTCCTCAATCACTTGTACCAATAACAATATCTCCTGAAGATACTCCCAGAAGAATTACATTTAATAATAAACTGTTTACAATTGAAGAAATGGAATTTGAATATAATCCAGAAAGTGAAATATTTCTTTCCTCTATCGGAGCTACAGAAGTAACTAGTGGAGATGATGGAGAAACCATAATTATTCCTGCTGTGCCACCAACATCAGGTGAAGATGGTGGAGGATTTAGTATACCGCCATTTATAGTTCCCCCATTTCCCACTACATATAGTCTAAATAATTACGCATCTGCTAGTGAACTGTCTTTTGGAGATTATCCAACAGATGATCCAAATTTCCCTGGATTTGATATTGATGCTGGAGAATGGGGAAGTGTTAGGATTCATAGTGGAATCTTAGGTGGCTCATATCCTGGTTGGAGACATAATATTGGGCGTAGTATTGGAAATAGTGGTAAGGGATATTGGGTTGCACAGTTTACTGGAAAATATCATGTAAATGTTCTATTTAATAATAGTGATTTAAAGGAAGTAACAGTTGCGTTATCTACTAATAATCTTGCGGATTGGACAGCAGTAGCACCAAACCAAAAAAGAGAGATAGCTAAATCTAGTGATTTGTACATTAATGCGGATTGGACTATTCATCTAACTGCTGGAACTTTTTTAACTGTTTTATTGTATAATGGAGATGTGGCTAATGTCCTTAGTGGGACTGTGGATTGTCACATTATGTTAATAGATTTATATCCGGGGACAGGATAATGGGATTGGGCAGACATAAATTTCAACGGGCGTTTAGCACATTTAGTGATACGAAGAGAGATGAGGATATCATTCTCTCCGGTATTCTTGGATTACCAACTGGTATTGGACAAAATACGGTTGAGGTAGAAAGTAGAACTGGATTTGTTTATGTCAGATTAAGGGATAATCTGAATGAAGTTATTCAGGCGTATAACGATCAGGTTAGTCCTGTATATGGCTTACCCGTATTAATTACTAGGGATAGTGTTAATAAAAACTATTATCGTATTGTTAGGCGAGATGTTGGGAGATATGATGATTGGGGATCTATTTCTCCATATCTGGCGAAACATGGTAATCAGCACAGATTCAAGCCAGAAATAGGTGGTGGGGGAGATGTAGTATTTGTAGAGGGTAGGCAGTTTGTTCCTCTTATGCTTACACCTTCTGGAAGCTCTGGATCTGGAAATGTAATCATGGAAGGATCTCATTTCTATACGGGGGGAACATGGAAATGGGCAGGAACTACTGGTACTCCAGATCTTCTTGCTTATAGACCTACAAATAATAAATCTACTGTAATTCTTGTCTATATAGATGGAGCAGATAATAATCCGAAACTTATAGCAGGTGATGAATTTGATGTTTCTATCTCTGGTACGGCTCATATCATTCCATTCTTACCCCCTGTCCCTACGAGTGAGGATGTTCCATTAGGGGCTATTCAATTATATTCGGGAACACAGCGAATTGCTTGGGAACAGATATATGATCTCAGACCTTATATTGTGGGTAGTGCATTTATTCCTACAGGAACTTATGGGCATACCATTAGAGATGATGGTATGGATATGTCCCAACGTTCACATCTAAACTTTATTGGAGAGAATGTTTGGATAAATGATGATCCTGGAAATGACGAGACTGAAGTTATTATTTCTGGTTCTGCTGGGGGTGGGGGAGATACTAGACGAGTAATAAAAGATGAGGGCGTTGCAGAAGCAGACAGAGATAATCTAAACTTTATTGGTAATGGTGTGTTTATCAATGATGATGTTGGAAATAATGAATTAGAGATTATCATTTCTGGATCATCTGATAAATATGGAATTAGAGATGGGGGTGCTCCACAAACCCCTAGAAACTGGCTGAACTTTATAGGTGATGGAGTTATTGTAAATGATGATCCGGCTAATGATGAGATAGAAATCATTATCACAGGATCGACTGGTGGAGCGGCCGGTAATCCTGCTGGCATCAACACTTATATACAATATAATAATTCTGGATCTTTTGGTGCTGATTCTGGACTTACGTGGAAATGGAATGATGATTTTGTTCATATATATCATATTCTTAAGGCAGATGGGCAAATACAAGTATTTGATGGTTCACAAGTATTGCCATCATACACATTTGTATCTGACCATAATACGGGAATGTATCTAGATAGCTTTCAAGTTTTAGGGTTTGTAGCGGGTAATCATCAAGTAATTAGGGCTAGTACATCTGAAGTAGATATCCTGAAAGATTTGGATATGAATAATAATGACATTATTAATGTAAAGGATCTTAGTGTTAGTGGAACATCAAATCTAAATGGTGCTGGTGGTGTATTTGTACGTGGAGGAGATTTAACTGTAGAAACTCAACTTGATATGGATGAAAATTCTATAATCAATATAGAGAGACTTATCTTAGATACTACCCCAGCAACCACTGGAACCTCTGCCGGAACTATTTATTGGAACGACACAGAATATACTATTAATATAATTACTGGTCAGGGTCCAGTATTGCAAGTCGGGCATGAAATATATACTCTTGTTTATAACAATACTGGAGTACAGATTGATAATGGAACCGCTGTATATCCCGTAGGTGCTGTAGGAATATATCCGTCTGTAGCAGAGGCAGATGCTACATATTTCAATACAGTAGATAAAGTTGTTTTTATGACTACCATGGATATTCTAGATGGTCAGGTTGGACTTACAGCTACATTTGGTAAGATTCATGATATAGATACCAGTGGATTCAATCTTGGAGATACGATTTATGTAGCTCCAGATGGTACAGCAGTTGTTAATAATCTTACAAATGTTAGACCAGAATTTCCAGATTATGAGATTCAGTTAGGTGGTATTGTTAAAGTAGATGCTGTTGACGGCATTATAGAGCTAGCTATCAGAGATGATCTTTATAACACTGTGGATAACTTCTGGAATGGAGCAATCAGAGAAAGTTTTGATTTCAGAACAGTATCTACTGGAGGAATAGTTAGCGGTACATTAACAGCACCAACTGGAACTCTTACTAGAGATCTAACAATGATGTTTAGTGATGGCTTCACATTATTAGATACAAGTCCAGGTGCTTCAATTGTTCTAACTCCTGGTCTTGATGATACGCCGCAAGTAAATTATATTTATATTCCTCGAAGTACAAAAGTACTCACTAAAAGTACATCTGATTGGCCTACAACAGAGCATATTAGAATAGCAGAAGTTTTATTACAATCCGCCGCTACAACTGCTACTGATGGAGCATTGAGAAATCAGAACTGGAATGACCACTTAGCAAGTACTATTTCACAACAAGGTCATTTATCTCATATCGGAGCTAGAATAAGGGCTTTGAGTTCGGAATGGCATTCAGGTGTGGCGGGAACTCTTTCTGGAGCTCCAAGTGATGTCTATATTAGCACAACTGCTGGTAAAGTATTTCAAATGCACCTGCAAATATTCCCTGCTCAAGATATGTCCGCTGGAGATAAGATTAATGTAGTAAATGATTCGGTTAGTCCATATAGATCTACGGCAAATCTTAACGATATCACTGATGATGCTGATGGAGATACGCTAAATAACCGTTGGTTCACATTAGTTATTTGGGGAGTTGCTAATAAATCTGGAGAGACATCACATCTTATGTGTAATCTTCCCAATGGAAGTTATACAAGTGAATCAAATGCTATTAGTGATGCTTTTGGTAGGGCGGTTTATACTATTCCTGATGCTTTCAAAGGTGTTGGATTCCTGATCGGGGCATTTACACTTAGAAAATCTGGTGCTACCTTCACTTATAATGGTGGAGATGCTTATCAAGATTTACGTGGATTTGTTCCTAACTCTACTGCTGGTACGGGTGCTGGTGGTTCTGGCATTACAGAGTTTACTACCTTAACAGATACTCCAAGTTCTTATATTTCAGAGGCTAAGAATGTTACAGTAGTAAATGCTGGAGAAACCGCTTTAGAGTTTAGCTCATTACTTGGTCTGGTAGATTTGACTAATCCTGATACTGATAGGATATATTTCTGGGATGATAGTGAATCAAAGTCTAATTGGCTCGTACCGGATCAGCACCTATCTATTAGTGGAACCAGTCTATATGTTCTGGATGATTTCCTTCTGAATACTGGCGATACTATGGAAGGGTCATTTATCATAGATAACACGGATACAGAAGCATTTCTGGTTCGTCTAGACGGTGATGGTGGAAATGTATTTATTATTGATACGACTAATGTAGAGATTGAGCTACATGCACTTACCGAGATACATCAGGTAGCGGATAGTGCGGGGCTAATTATTTATGGATATGATGATGTTAGTGCTTCAACCGTAGAGTTATCCATTGATTCTGCTGGTGATACTCAATTAACTGCTACTGGCAATATTATAGTTAATCCAACGAATAGTGTAATCATAGATAACACGGCTATCGAAGCTTTACTCATAAGAAAAAATGGTGATGGTGGTGATGTTTTCATTGTTGATACGACAAATTCTCTTGTAAAAGCAAGCGGAGATCTGAGACTAGGTGATGGTTCAGCGAAAGACATATCATTAGTTTTTGATGATGGAATAGATAGAAAACTTTATTGGGACGATAACGAAGGAACATTGAGAACAGATCAACCGTTTGTTGCAGATGGTGGATTACTTGCAGGTGCAACCGCAACTGGCGATGATTTTATAAAATTTGTTTATACACCGATTAACGACACGGCTGCAAATCTAATGAATTTTAGTTTTTATCCAACCTGCACAGACGATTTATTAATAAGTCAGCGTGGAATGAACGTACTTATGCAGCCCACAATTTCTGCGGGAAAAGCAAATACTGGAAAATTATGGGCGATGCACCTCTCTAGCTTAGACAGGGGAGACATGGAGGGTGACCTTACAGAAATGAAAGCCGTAAACGTCCTTGCCGGAAAATACAACGATGGTGGAGGGGGAACAATTACTGATGTTTACGGGCATGCTATAAAAATGTATTACCAAGTAGGAACAGTTACCAATGGTTATGGATTTTATATCAACGCCCCCTCAACTGGCGGAACCGTTACTAATGAGTGGGCTATGTATATAGCAGACAACGCACTTAGTTATTTTGTTGGAGATATTTCTGCCCAAAACGTAACAGACAGAACGCCTTATTATGACGGTAATGCACTAGAAGAAATCAAAAAAATAAAAAGTGAAAACGAAAAGATTGACCACGATACATTACCGGATTTTGTTACTGTAAAAAGAAAAAGAAAAGTAGCACTAAAGAAAATTATCGTCCCAGATGATGATGGTGGTACACTTGTTGAGAAGGGAGAGACTATACACCAAGGAGCCGAACAACTAAAGAAGGGGGTTGATTACGAGGAAATAGAAGTCAAGGAAAGAAATCTTGGCGCTATGATTTCAGTATTAACGTCAGCCGTTCAGCAACTTATTAGCAGAGTAGAAGAAATAGAAAAAGCCTCTTTGAAATAGGGGGCTTGATTTTAGTTTTCCCTGTATACGGTACAACTTGATCCGTTGTATATAATAAAATAAATCTAAAAGATTGGAATGAAAAATTTAAACAAAAAAAAGAAGGTAGAGATATGGAAATTGAAGAATATATAACAGAAGATAATCCAAATACATTTCTAGCAAACCAAATTATATAATTCTAAATTAAGTATAGAGGAGAAATAAAATGATGGAAAAACTATCATATCAGAAAATTCTTAATGCTTTTGATGCGTTTAGAAATGATCTGGCAGAGGCAAAATTAGGATGGAAACTTAGTTTATATATTTCTAAAAATATAGATTATTTATCACCACATGTAGAGCATTATAATAAGGCAAATGCCGAAATCATTATGGAATATAGTATTGAGACTGAAGTAGAGGGAAAAGTTGCAAGAGTAGTTGAATCTAAAAATATTGCTCAATTTCAAACAAATACTCAAGAATTGCTAAACACAGTGGTAGAAATTGATTATGATAAGATTGATATTAATTCTTTGAGTGTGCAAGATCAAGAAAAATTAGATGAATTTGTAACGCCTAAGATTCTACAGAGCATAAAATATACATTCAAAGAATAAATTGTGATATAATTAATATTCGGAGGATTATATGCCAGGACTAAAAGAATATTACGAAAACCCGTTCAATGGGGATTGGTTCGGAGTGGTGAGTGGAACTGCATCTGCCCAACCCTTTCCATCTGGTACAGCGTCTCTAGCCAGATTCAAAGCTGACACGTCTAATCAGGGAGATATTTTCTTTGGTAATGATGGAGAAGTAATATTTCCACTAGATGCGGGTCAAGACACTGGATGGTTCGCACCTTCGCAGGGCAGATTAGAGAATTATCACTACGTAGGAAATAATCAAGTTCTAAGATTTTGGGTACAACGTTAATAAAATAACTCTGATTATCGTAACGTAGTGGCCCATGGCACTATCAAAAGCCACAGAACTGTTACGATAATCAGAGATATTAGCAGGATATTCTCTACTTTCTTTTTTCTCAAAACTAGACTACGATCTCCTACTAGTCTTTCCCGTGAACAGCCACCTTATTCGCTGTCCAAACGTACCGCCTACTGGCTCGACATGGGAATGATCATCAATCTCTTTATACAAATTTCTCACCTTATCCTCAAAGTAGTCACCTGTTTCTTCAATTTTGTCATGTAATTGTTTATCCGAGTCAAGTAAAAGGTTAGTTTGTTTAACTGTTTTCTTATCCAACTCATTAAGCTTATCCACCAACTTATTATGGTTATCAATGTTTAAGTCCCAAAAGATAGCTTCTGCTTCAATTTCTTTGATCTTATTCTCATATCCAAGTCCATTCTCCACAAGCTCTATCTGTCCTTGCTGTAGAGTTTCAAATCTTCTAGCGAGTTCAGCAATACCTAACGAATTAGTGTTTGTAAGCGTTTGTAATGCGTCAAAGTTAAGCCTGTCAGTTGCAATGTCTTTCTTCAATGCTTCAATCTCAGATGTGTTAGTATTGATTCTGTTATGATTATCAACTACTGTTAATTCCAAATCCTCACAACAATCAGTAGGCTCAACTGGCTCCTCAATTCCAAGCCATTCATCCATGAAATCCTTGAGTTCTTCTTCACCACCAAGTAAGAACCTATCACGATCCACATTTCCACTACCAGGATATAGCTCTGCCTTAGCTGTGGTTTGCTGAAGGGCTATCCTATCAATGTCAATCTTGTCCGGTAGCATCATGGAATATCCATCGTCTTCATCATCGTCACCATCACCATAAGCCGCAAGTACCCACCAGTGTTCATTCAACCATTCTTCTGAAGCGAATGGAATGAGGTAGTCCATCAAGAAGTAATAAGCACCGTACATCCATGGGCGTTTGCCAGTACGCTCTAAGATTGAATCTGATTCAATAACAATAGCCTCCGCAACCTCTTTTGGGGGTAGATCATTGTGGAGTTCAGCATCCAGCATGTGAATATATCCATCAGGGTCTACTTCCATCCATCTATCAACTTGAGTAAATACACTATACATAGGCCATAATGCATGATAACTACCCCTATATAACTTGTTCCAATCATAATAATTATCAAAGGCTACGAAATCTACATCTTTATTCAGACCAACTGTGGCCCTCATAATTACACCAAGTACTTCTCCAGCAACAGACTTATTCAAATCAAGATATGTCTGATGAGAAGAAATATCTATAAATAAAGGTCTTTCTGACATTATCATTTGTTCTCCTTACAATTAGGACACATAGTTTTCCACCAGCCATGCCTAAGAATTTGACCAGCTTTCCCGCATTGCTCACATATATTTTCACTCATCCATTCCGCAGTACTGAGAAGATCTAAAAATTCTTCTGTCGATCCATTGGTGTAAATTCTTAATGCGCCATACTTCTCCTTGACCTGACATATCACTGTATCATCTGGCTTAGCATCAAATACAACCTCTAATAGTTTAGACCAACCCTTTCCCACAGAAGCCTTTGCTGTTTCTAAATCATATCCGGTATATTCCATGATTAATCTCCTCCCCGATTCTTTCCCGAATTACCAGGATCACAATCTAGTATCCCCTCTGAACCATTCCCTCTACCCGAATTACACTTAGATTTCTCAGTCTTAGTAGGTTTCGGTGTTTTAGTTGGCTGTGGATTATTTGTTGGTTTTGGAATGTCTGTTGGATACACAGTTTCACTAGGAATGAGCTTTTCAGCAGTTGGTGAAATATTTGCTTCCAGTGAAAATTCACAGTTATCGCACGGACAAAAACATTCAAGTCCTACATCTGATAGCACACATACATGATCTTCAACCTTAAATACAACTACGCTTTCGGGTAATCCATTACTTGCTCCAACAGCTTTGGGTAAAAACATCATCGCTATAAAAATCAATAGCAATAAAAAGATAATCCATGATATATAATTCTTTTTCATTTGTTCTTATCTCCCTTTTGTCCACAGTAAATACATTTTGTCTGACCATTCTCAGGATCATAGTTCCAAAACAAACCACATTTACATCTTATAGTTCTTATTTTACCACTTGTTTTCGTTTTCTTCACCAATACGATGTGCTTTCTCTCCACTATCACTCCCTAAGAATTTTCTAAGAATTTGCTTGAACATATCAAAAGGAATAATCACATAAGGGTCTTCGTAATGCGGATTGACCAGAACTATATCATACTTACCAGTCTTACCGCTGGCACTTTGTACTTGATCCAACATATCTCTAATTCCTTTATATGTGTAACTCTTTCCTCCTTTTATCTCTATATTGAATGGATCAGTCTTTATCAGGTCTACTCCACCACCTCTGGGTTGATTCAGATTTCGCCCCGCTTCTGGGAAAAATTCTTTCAATTCATCTCTGAAAAATCTTTCTACTCTATTTCCTTTTGATTTATTAGAATTAGAGATTGTCATTACACTTCACACTTTCCTTTGGCTGAACATTCTCGCAATTCATGCAGTACAATCGTATATTATCGCTTCCACACCACTTACACCCCACCTCTTGGGTGGTGAGGATTTGTTCAAGGTCTTTTATATCAATCATCCCCGTATTGTCAAACGTTTCTGTTTCTGCACACTCTTTCAGTATCGCTTGTGTGTTATCCATGTAAAGCCTCCAAGAATGGCTCGAAGAATTTATCATCACCTTCTTTAGCCTTTTCAACAATGGTAGAAATTCTGCCATAGCTCTCATCACCAATCTTTACAGTAGTTCCACGACTGATAGGACATTT